AGGTTGATACGCACCTCGTGGTACTGGAGGGCAATCAGAGGCAGAGCCAGACCAGGGTTGCGGCAGAACCAGAACTGGAGAGGAATGTAGAGGGTGTACTCGGGGGAGCAGGACAGCAGGTCGCTGGACATGTTGGGCTCACCGCCGGCACAGTTGTTGTCGCAAGGCTCGCCACCCTGCACCAGCAGGTTGGTCAGCTGGGGCACATTGCCCACCATCTTGGCATACCCAGCCTGCTTTCCAGGCTCCTGGGTGAGCTCATTCCAGATCTGCAGCCAGTCACCGTAGTGCTTGTCGATACGCTGTCCACCAATCTGGAGCTCCACCCAGTCAATCAGGTTGTGCCCCACCCAGTTCAGCCAGCGGAACTGGGCCCCAGAGCCGTCAGTGGTCTGGAGGGTCACGGCAGGCAGAGTGGCCTGCACATACATGCGGTAAATCAAGTCACCATTGCGCTGAATGGTGCAGGTCACCTGGTTACCGAAACGGGGGTTACCGTTCCAGGGGTTCTCAATAGACTCCATGGCAAAGTTAGTGTGACGACGGTAAACAAGCTTGAAAAAAGTAATCTGAGGATTTCCAGTCAGGTAAACATCCTGAGCACCATACGCCACCAATTGCATTAAGCCACCACCCGTCATTTGTTATACCCCATTCTTAGAAAAAAAATTTGGACTTAAACTAATAAACTTCAGAAATGTAGATGGCGTTTCATATAAAACCGAATAAAAAGTTGCCCCTGGAGGGTCGGACGACCCTTGATAATCTTCATCAGCGACAAATGGAAGATATGCATGAAGATAAGAAGAATCTACCCCAATTAGAAGAATCAATACATCAGTTACAGTCTGAAATTGAATCTAGCCCTGATATAATTACCAGAAGCAAGAAGGAAGAAGAACTAAATACTTTACTAAAGAAGCGGGATGGTCTCCAGACAAATTCTGAAGTATATGATTACTTCTTTAATACTGGGCCCTTGCTCTATACATATTACGACCTTCAAGAGAAAATTCACCAGGGTGGGACAACTGGAATTTCCAGGCGAATCAAAGCTAAGCCGGGGAGTGTGCTTGCAGCCCTGGGAGGCCAAGGGCAAGGGCAGGCCCCAGGCCAAAGCCAAAGCCAAGCAAAGGCAGAAGGAAGGGATGTCTTATTAGAGAAATACTTGCACAAGGTTGATCCAGAGCATGCCAGGGCAATTCAAAGTGTGTCGGAGGACCCAAATGGAATCTGCGAAATGTGTGATGTTGAAATGAAATTTAGTACTATAGAGGCACTATTTTTCTGTGATAATTGCGGATATCAGGAATTTGTCCTTATAGATAGTGATAAACCTAGTTATAAGGACCCACCAAGGGAGGTAACTTACTATGCTTATAAGAGAATCAACCATTTTAATGAATGGCTGGCTCAGTTCCAAGCGAAGGAAAGTACTGAAATCCCCGAGGAAATTTTCCAGGCCATTGTGGAGGAGTTGAAGAAGGAACGTATCTCAAATATCGAAGAGATAAAGCCCGGCAAGATCCGTGAGATTCTAAAGAAGCTAAAGTGTACCAATTTCTATGAACATGTCCCCTATATATTGAATCGCATCAATGGTAAAAATGCACCTGTTATGTCGCGCGAAGTAGAGGAAAAACTGCGTTTCATGTTCAAAGAAATTCAAAGCTCGTTTGTAAAACATTGCCCAAAAACTCGTAGTAATTTTCTCTCGTATTCTTATGTACTATACAAATTCTGTGAACTCCTCGAATTAGATGATTATTTACAGTGCTTTCCACTTTTAAAGAATAGGGACAAGCTTTATAATCAAGATAAGATATGGGAACGAATCTGTGCTGACTTACGATGGCAATTTATTCGGTCTATCTAAATAGAAATGTTCCACCTCTACATGTCCCTTTTTGTGGCTCTCCTCTTTGTTTTATTAACTCCTGGTGTGCTCTTAACTCTGCCTTCCAAGCGCTCTTCCGTTCTAACTGTGGCCGTGGTGCACGGTGTGGTCTTTGCCCTCGTATATCATCTGACACACAAGGCTGTTTGGAACGCCTTGTATCAGTAAATTCATTAAAAGTCATATACACGGAAGGAAAAATGAGTTCCTTCCGCGTTTATAAAGAAAGTGAGTATGTATGGAAAAGGGTAGATATTGAAAATGCTGATAACTGTTCCTACTGAAATAATAAATACGGTTGGTATATTGGAAAAATCAATCAATGAATTTGGATTACAGACAAGAAAAAAGTGTTAAAGCATATGATTACAAAGAAGAATATTATTAATATGGACCATACATTGCTTTTAGAATAAGATAGTCCCTACCCCTAAACCCTGGTCTCTCATGATAGTCGTATAAGAATCCAACCTTATCTTTTATAGGTATCTGTTTCCAAAGTTTTCTCTCACAAGTAAAATATAGATTCAAAATTCCTTGGTCCATTCGTATTGCGCTTGGATATTTATTTGCAAGTTCAAATAATCTCTCTACTGTATTCTCTTCTATTATCTGTGTATCATATATAAACATAGTACCTTGAAAATAATCAATCGATAAATTATAGTTGTATAAAATTTCGAATTTTTCATGTGGAGTCATAATAGTAAAATCAAACTGATTAGAAAGTGTATTTGTATAATTTGGATATATATCGCTATGCCCATATATACAATTATCTGGTTCAAATTGTTTCATCCTTTCTAATGACCCATGTATTCGTGCTCCTGAATCCAAATAGAATATAAAATCCCATTGTTTAAAATAAGAGTCGAATACATGAAATTTATTATACATAAATTCATGTGTTATAATATAATTATATTGAGAATGACTAGGAATTTTTTTCCAGAACTCCATTATTTTGTCAAAGCTTCTATCTTTTATTTCTCGTAATATAACTTTTAATTTAACTGCCATATCTTTCACATCTTGTCTATTAAATAGACCAGATGATACCAATAATATAATATCATCTTTCCATTCCCCTCTTGTGCGACAATCATATATCGTTTGAAACGCTTTTTCAATAAATGGCTCGTTGCAAAAAAGGCAAAATGCCCACTTTTTCATCTATATTTTATTTGTTTAATATATTTAACCCCTATACTATAAAATTGAAAGGATGTCATCACTGTAAAAACTGTTACCAAATGGGAAGCCTTGAAATTGTTTGCGGACCAATGTTTTCAGGAAAATCCACTACAATTCTTTCTCGTATAGCTACAGCTGAAGTTCTAGGGTGGAAGTATGTTATATTTACATCTTCACTTGATACTCGATATTCGAAAGATGCACACTCAATTCAAACACACGATGGTCGTATGATAGAAGCAACAGCCTGTGATGACTTAGATGAGTGTTTTAATCATCCCTTGTACCCACATGCACACATAGTCATTATAGAAGAAGCTCAATTCTTCCATAATCTCTATCAATCAGTCCTTCGTATGGTAGATGAAGATGCCAAAAAGGTTATTATAGTTGGATTAGATGGTGATTCGCAGCGAAAACCATTTGGCGAAGTTCTCCAGTGTATTCCAATTGCAGATACGGTAACTCGTTTATCTGCATATTGCTGCCTTTGTAAGGATGGAACACCTGCCCCCTTTACTTCCTTAAAGGGTGACTTTACACCAACGAACCAAATCTTTGTTGGAGGCCTTGAGTCATATCAACCAGTCTGCCGTAAACATTATAATTAGATTGATACTGGTCTAAAGTATTCCCTAACATATGATTATAATGAAGTTAAATATAATTCTTGAAACAGATATGAAAAAATATTGGTTATCAAGAACTCAATATTACTCAATGGAATCATATGAGAAATTTATTAAGTATTTTATTCCAAAGGAAATATGTGTAACTGACCAAACTAAATACAATGCAGTGTTGCATGGTGTTCAATTGAGTCCTTCCGAAGTATTAGAAAAAGATAAAATTCATATGATGATGTGTGTTGAGAATTGCTCTTTTCATAAAATATATAAACATTATATACCATATGGGGATTATGGAAATAAAGAGATAGCTGTATATTTGTATAATCATATTAATAAAGTTGAAGAAACAGATACCTATATAGCAATACCTATTATATACTGCCAGATGACTTATTTTAAAGTAAATTATCCCCTTATTGAACCCACTCAGAAGGTTGCCTTTAAAAATAAGAAGTTCTGTATTTGTTTAACTACAAATGATTATAGGGATTTTGAAAAGAAAACAAGTATGAATTTTCTATCTAAATTTGGCGAATGTGATACAATTGATATTCACAGGGCCCAGCTAAAAAATGCGTCATGTTATCATTCAGATGAATTCTTAAATCTTATTCAGCAGTATAAGTTCGCATTCGTATGTGAAAACTCATTAAATGATGGTTATATTACAGAAAAGATATTTAATTGTTTTTTTGCTAGAAGTATCCCTATATATAACGGTTCAAGGAAAATAGAATCATATTTCAACAAGGATACTTTTATTAATTTTAATGATATGGATAATCTTTCACAACATATTCCACTTATTATTAAACTGAGGACAGATGAAACATTATATAATAAAACAATTAGTTCCCCAAAAATAAATAATTACGATGATGAAAACTATGGGGAAAGATTATCGAACTTTATTAGCAATTATCCCTTACAGTCACTTGCAAGGGGTAATCCAGATATATATTTATCAAATCTAAAGTGAGCTGTGCTTATATGAGTCATCCCATTCATTTTCTCCCAGATATACATAGCCCTTCGATATAAGTAGCTCGCGCATCTGAGTTCTTCTTGGTTCTATATAATTATGCTCGACATCTAATAAGCCAAATCTATATTTTTCAAAATTAAAAGATTTTAGAATTTCATATTCACTTCCTTCAGTATCGAGCGAAAGGTATTCAATAAATTTAGGTGCCTTATATGTATCAAGTAAATCAGTCAAAGAGATTGTAGTAACTTTGATTGTTGTCTTATTCATATCTACATCCTTTTTATGGCTATCCAAATGTGCACTAATACCTGACAATAAGTCATCATCATTAGCTATATTAAATTCCAGAATTAATCCACTTACATTATATACTGCTTTATCGCAACATATTGAATTTGGCCTACAGCTAACTAATTTATTATAATTATCAGGTACTGGCTCTATGCATAGGCCAGTCCAGTCATACATTTTTTCCAAAAAGTATGTATTTGATAGGGTAATACCATCATTTGCTCCAACTTCAATAAAATACCCCTTTTTAAGTCCATTGTAAAACTTTAATACATTTAAATCTTGCCCTAACTGCGATTTTGCCATAGATAGGACGGGTGTTTTCTTCCAAAGGTTTCTTTCACAATTAAAATATAAATTCATAATTCCTTGGTCCACTTTTATAGAATTTGGATAGGTCTCTGCAAGCTCAAAGAGTCGATTCACTGTATTTGACTCTATAATCTTGGTATCATATATAAATATATCCGTTTGAAAAAAATCACTCAACATATTATATTTATAAAGCATCTGGAATTTTTCTGTAGATGATATCATATTAAAATCAAATTGTCCTAAAAGGGTCTGTATTTTACTAGAATATCCATCATTATGAGAATATAAGCAATTACTAGGCTCACACTCTTTTAATATATAAAGGTGCTTAAGAATCGGTGAAAATGCTTCAAGATATAATACATAATCCCACCTTTTAAAAAAGGTATCAAACACATTAAATTTATTATATTTGAATATGTCGCCCCTATGAGTAGGAAACTTATCCCAAACACTGGTAATACTAGACAAACTTCTTTCAGGTATTTTTCGTAGAATAACATGTAATACTTTGGCAAATTCATTCACTTCACCATGATTGAATAATATATCATTGACCATTAAAACAATATCTGCTTTCCACTCACCTGAGCGACGAAGGGAAACAATCGATTGAAATGTCTTATTTACAGTATTTTCGTTACACATAAATACAAGAACCCAATCTTTTTCATTACTAGTTATAACTGATGTATTAAATAATCCTGTAACAGACCCCTGTACTGCAAGTGTAGGTTCAGACCAATACACTTCTAAATTCATATCTCGTGCTGCATCATTTAAAATAAAATCAACATGTGGCTTTGGTTTCGCTTTTTTTTCATACATATACCAACACAACTTTTTTGCACATTCCTTTGTCATTAAATAACAATCAGCTCCCCTTGTACACCCGTCTCCACCCCAGGGGGTTGGATATAAACATTTCCTATATATGTGTTTATTAGGCAGAATTAATTCAGGTTGTATATGAAATCCTAGACCACATCCAAGAAATAGCATATCGTATGTCTTGGGTAATTCAGTCATATATTTTTGTAATGTATCCATAAAATTATCAGATAAAATGACATCATCTTCTAGAATTAAAGCATACTCGTGATAATCTCGAATTTGCTGAAAAATATAGAATTTCTTTAAAGATAAAGAGAATACTGACATTCGTGTAGAAGGAACATACGTATAAATACTCAAATCTTTCTCAGTTAACTCATCCTTATCATACTTTTCCACAAATTCATAATTTGTTATATTCTGTTTTTTAAATTGCTCTATCATATGTGCTTTTCGTTCAACTAATTTAGAATAATGCGCAATAAAAATCTTTATCATACTATAGGAAGGAACTAAGTATCCTTTATATAGTATATTTCATGAATTTAAAGTTAATTTACATAGGACGAGGGAACCCCACCAGATTTGCACCTATACCGAACCCAGCACCCTGGCGAGCAGTTACGCCGATAGAGGGGGAAAAGATGTCCAGCACAGCAAACACAGCGGCGGCGGAGATGGTTACAGTCACTATCTCATCCATGGGCAAGGGCTTGCGAGGGATAAAAAACAGGGCCAACGCAACCGCCACACCTTCCACCACATACTTAATCAGGCGAGTCAACAGATCATTCACATCCATTGTATCTATATTCCATTCACAGATTTTTTTTACAGTTTAAAGTAAATGTGCCATACTACTTTTAGAAATGCCAAACGAGGAGAAGGAGGATTATTTGACTGAGGACCCTGACATTCCAAGCCAGAAGGTGGTGCTAATTAGCTTTTTGAGCCCGGAGAAGATTCTTGCGAACAAGGATGTGTATTTCTTTCAGAATTTTTTGAAGGAGTATGATGTTCAGTGGCGAACAACAAGGTTTGAGGCATGGATGGCTGAGCAATTTAGAGCTATTAATGCAAAGCTGGAGCAAGTTGCCGGGAACCTAGAAAAGGCAAATAATGCTGATTCCGCGAAGCTTGTGAGGGATAACTTGCTTCGCCCAGACTTGTTTGTCGAGGAATATCAGCAATATGTAAGGAAGAATACGAAGGAGGTTACGCAAACTGATATTCAGACGGCATATGATGACTATCTTTTTAAGGAGTCAACGCGCCTTGAGGAGGCGTTCTTTGCTAAGAATGAGTTTCGCACAACTATGCGCGGGATAAAGGTCCGTGGGGTCTTTTCCTCGGAGGCAGAGGCATCTGCCCGCGCAAAGCGTCTTCAAAAGTCTGACCCTAGTTTCAACATTTATCTCGGAAGTGTCGGAAAATGGATGGCATGGGAGCCTGACCCAAATAAGGTGGCTGACCAGGAGTATGCAAATGATGAGTTAAATACATTGATGAAGAAGTATCGCGAGAATGAGGAGAATAGGGATACTTATTATAATGAGCAGAAGCGTAACCGTATGTCTACCAATGTGGGGTCCAAGGAGAAGCCTATTAGCATTAGTGTTGTGAATGATTTGCCTGAGGGTGCTACTAGTTTGCCTACTGAGACTCCTGCTCCTTCTAGCCTAGCGACGCCTGCACCTGTAGAAGAGACAGCCGTGCCTTCAAGTACCTTAGAGGGAACACCTTTCGGAGGGGCAAAGGTGGGAACATATGATGCAATGTTTGATGGCCCCGCTGACCTGGCAATTGCTCGTAAGCAGCAAAAAATGTAAAGAAGTAGTCTTTACTCCAATACATGTGTATAAGTGAATGCTACATATGATATAAGATTCTGAAAGAAATCGAATATGACTGTTTGTTTAGTTACATCTCTTGGTATCTCAAATCTAATATTTCGACTATGCATATATAAGACTATATATGTATGGTCGGTCCCTTCTCCCTCAACATCATATCCAAGGATAGCTCTTTGAAGAAGAGTATATCTTCGTATATTTCCCCTATCATGCTCCCTATGAATAGTAATATTTAGAATACCATTCTCACTTGTAAGCTTAATATCAAGAACTTTCATCTACTTTTCCTTACGCGGGGAACGGCTTTCATTTTTTAGAGCTTACTCGTTCCCTTCAGGAACAGGAAGAGTAGGAGTAGGATACTTATTTACACACTTATTTGCATAACAGAATTGGTTCTCAGGGCAGCTCACACCAACACAGCTTAAATCACGAAATCCATCCACCCTTGGTAAATACTTGGAAAAATTCATGTGTAAGAAGGGGAGGAGTGCCAGCAAAACGCATAAGAAGAGGAGAGCATACATGCTCTTTGTTTTTAATCCAAACTTTGCCATTCTCTACTTATCTACACCTAAAAATATGGGGCTGCTTCTCCTGGCTCTAAAATATCAACTGGATTCTTATCCACCTTAGGAAGAGGGTCAGTCTTTGCACAGAATCCATTAATACATTTCAATTCAACCGGACAAGGGCCATCTTCTACCCCACAGCGAATTGTATCGGAAGATACAAACCCTTCTTGTATTGTCCCCCTTAACACAAGTAAGAGAAGACCTAACCCTAGAACAAGAAGGAGCGCACTTCGAATATCAGCCATATCAAGTTTAAATGCCATACTACTAATGCTTTTAAAATTTCTTTACATTAATCAACGGTCCTTTCAACCGTTTATTAGCAGTTGCATCATACTCATTTCCTTCTTCAGGGTCTTTTTCCTTATAATGCTGCTCTGAATGTTTCCAGAATTCAGTTGCTCCAATTCGAAATTCACCGTGTATATTTGCCTTATACCAATACACAATATCCTCCAACTTATTCGACTGTGAGTTATTATTCATCACAAGACACTCATAATTCTGGGTACATTGGTCCATCACTTGACAGAAGAATTCAAAGCTAGGAAAGGCACTGCCGTAATTGTCAAATATTCTCTTTCTATTTGTCACATATGGCTCCCTTAAAATGAAGCAATAATCCACATTTGTTCGTAACATAGGAGGTATACCAAGGGGATACTGCATAGTAATCAAAAAGAACACTTTTAGCCATCGTCCATTCAAGAAGAGATAACGAATATTTCGGTCATGTAACCATGTATCATCGTATAAACAGTCATCCATGATTAAGAATGAACGAGGGTCTGTTCTTCCTGCCCCCGTTGCTTCAATTTCTTTTTGGACCTTTGCCATAATAAGTTTCTGTCTCTTACAGAAATTAGCAATGATTACCGGGCTATAGTCTCCATGAATAAAAAGGGGAGGAATTAACTTCTTATAAAACTGATTCGATTCTTCTGTTCCACTAATCACTGTCCCTAAAGGCATCTCTTGATGGTGAAATAAGAGGTCACGCACCAAAGTAGATTTACCTGTTCTTCTTCTCCCAATAAATACACACACTGCATCCTGGGGAATCATTTTCATGTCAAACTTTTTAATATTAACATTCAAAGCTGCACTATTATCAACCATTCCTTTCTCTTACACTCTTTCTGAAATTAATCTTCGTATTATTCGCAACTATAAAGGCCTTCCGCGGGATAGATGGATCCTTGTTTAACACAACCGGTCCAAATTACTCTTCCTATTTGGAGTACCTATTCGAAAGTCCCTTCCATAAGAGGCTATAAGAACATATCTACAAGACTCCCAATCTTTGAGAGGTTCTTAGGCACTCTTCCTGAAACAGAGGGGCAATTACAATCAGATACATATTTTGCCAGGACGGTTGAATTTCAAGGAAGTGGGAATTGTATTATTGAGACATCTTCAAAGCAAAAGGTTGCTTCTTACTGCAAGGTTATTCATATTCTTGACCCTGTGCGAAGTCTTCAAGGATATTATAACCATCCGGAAAAGGGACAAAGGAGAATTCAAGAAAAGACCCAAAATAAACAGAATCAGGCATATGTCGATTGTTTAGCCAATTACCTCTTAAGTCAATTAACCTTAAAAGGGATTAGTCCCCATTTTTGCCAGTTCTATGGTGGATTTCAGGGGGTAGCTGACATGTATAGGTATAATATAACAGATTCTTTCTCCAGCTACCGTAAATATCGCTCTTTCTGGAATAAAAAGAGGAAGGGTCTCTTTTCTCTGTATACGGAGGAAGGGAATGAGTCTTTATTACATACTCCAGCTAGCACTTTACATTCTCGCTCTTTTTCCTATAGCACAACAAACTCTTCGCGAAGCACAGATTCTCATATATCAGTCCTAGGCCCTCTTGTTCCTAGTGATACACTTGATGAATTAGAAAGTGTGAATGACCTTGATGACTTTCCGGAGGGTAAGAGTGAAGATTCTGATTCAGATGATGATTCTGATTTTTCGGATGATTATGAAGATGGCCCTTCTGTATACTCAGAGTTTCGTGAATATCCTACGGTCCTTATCTTTCAGGAAAAAATGGATGGTGTCATGGATAATTTATTAAATGATAAAGAGGAAATCAAACATGAAGACCGATGGACAGCATGGACATTTCAAGTAATAGCTGCCCTTTGTGTTGCACAAGGCATCTTAGGCTTAACACATAATGATTTACATACAAATAATGTCTTATTTAAGGTTACTAAGAGGAAGTGGTTATATTATAAGAGCCGGGATGGAACATCTTGGAAGGTTCCTACCTATGGAAAAATCATGCATATTATTGATTTTGGAAGAGCAGTCTTTCGAGTAAAAGACACCTGGTTTTGTAGTGATGATTTTTCAAAAGGTGGGGATGCAGAAGGACAGTACTCCTTTGACGAGTTTCAAAAGGATGGGCAAAAGAGTGTGTACCCCAATCCCTCTTTTGATTTGTCTCGTTATTCAGTTAGTATTCTAGATGCTCTTTTTCCAAGACAACCCCCCGAGAAAGAGGATGGGTTAGTTCTTAGCTCTGAAGGGGATTGGACAGTTCGTGAAACAGTCTCTCCTTTATGGAATCTCTTATGGTCTTGGTTAATTGATGATAAAGGTATGAATATTTTGCGCGATAGGGATGATGTTGAAAGGTTTCCTAGTTTTGATTTATATGAACACATTGCTGCACATGTTCATGTAGCCAAACCACAAGACCAAATTCGTAAACCCATCTTTTCTTCCTATATTACACAGGAAACACATACTGAGAATGCATATCCCCTCTTTTGTTAGATTTGTATATGTTGTCTCTTAATATTGTATTTAATACAATTATAAGAGTTATCTAAAATCGTGCCGGACCGGTTTGTAATTCAATATCACTTGCAGCAACATCTTTTACTTCGACCTTTGTAAATGTATTTAATACATCGTCAACAGATTCAGGTAAGAAGGAATAGAAGACTGCAGATACAACCGCTCCTAAACAGAAATCACGAACGACCGGGCGAAACCTAAACTCCTCATCCTGCTTTGTTGCGTATTGAGTGTAAGCACTTAAGGCAGCAACTACTAAGCCGCCTACACATAAACTTATCCAAAGACCAAGCCTTGTGAGGTCCATTCTATCAACCAAAGAATCTTTCTATAAGTATACTTTCACGCATTAGAGTGTATCCGTTTCAATATCTAAGAGTTCACTTCCTACATTTAAATCCTCTTCTTCATCTTCCATAAAGGGAATATCCTGTATTTCATTTGCATCTAGAGAGTCGGAATCAAAGAAGACATGGTCAGAAGAAAAGGTTACAGATGGCTTTGTGTCAATTTGTATAACAGGCTGCTCTTGAGGTGCTTCTACTTGTGCTTGAGGAGCCTCTACGGGCTTAGTTGTTTCCACTGCTGTAGGGGCTTCTACGGGTAGCTCTACGGGTGTGTCTAGAGCGGAAGGAGCTTCAACGCGTGTCTCGACTGTGGAAGGTGCTTCTACGGGTGTATCGACTGTGGAAGGAGCCTCTACGGCGGAAGGAGCCTCTACGGCGGAAGGAGCCTCTACGGCGGAAGGAGCTTCTACGGCGGAAGGAGCTTCTACGGCGGAAGGAGCCTCTACGGCATGAGAAACATCACCCTCCTCCTCATCCTCCTCTTCATCATGTAAATACTCCTTCAAAATCGATTTAACAGGTAATAATCCCCGAATTGCCTGTAAGACTGAATCATTCAAAAGAGATGATACTTGCCTGAAATTCTTTTGCTTTTCAATAGAATTACAGTCGGCAAATAAATATGCATTTGTCCAAAGATTACGAGCTGCTTCAGATAAGAGGCGGTGGATGAAATGGTCCAGCTTAGGAATTGTAATCTGAAGCTTCTTCTGCTTCGTAGTTAAACGGATAGCAGATAATACCTTGGTATGAGCGATAAATACGGCGGTTATGAGCTCTTCTAGGTAGTCACAGTTACAATCCTTCTGGATTTTCTCGGTTTCCCTAAGAACCTTATCCTGATTCCATTCCGGAATACCCTGTAAGATAGTTTGAAATTGCCAGAGTACCTTCTTTGGATTAGGAGCTTCAACCTTTGCCTCTTCCAAAAGACCTAAGACATAACTTTCTAACGAGGGAACTAAGAATACACATAGCTGGCGTGTATATTCACCCTTTGCCTCGCCATAAACTGATATATCAGGAGTATCCATGAGTCTAACTATCCACAGAGTGTTTGTAGGTAAAATAAACGAGCCCAGGGAGAGCAACCTCCACCTACAGCCTTTAATCCAATGAGCGCCTCTTCCCATAAGACAGGATCTTTCAAATACTCTTGTAACATTCCGATTGGATTCTCTGCACCATCAAATGCATCCGAGCAAGTAATAGCCTTGATATCCTTGATTGGCAATGGTGGCTGTATACTAGCAAATGCCTCTTTACGAAAAGAACGGTTACCCACAGGTTGTTTCCATTCACAGCGAGATTGGATAGCCGGTGTTATTCGATAAGGGTCCCTACATTCCAAAATACATTGAACATTTTGCGAAACAGTCTCCAAGATTCTTCGTAAGAATGCCTGAGCCTCCGGTGTAAGATCATCGGCACCTTCAATCCATACAAAGAGTGGTTCTTGACTCCTCACTTGAATATGTAAGGCTTCCCGGCCTTCTCGCAAAGTCCTATCAGTCCGTGCATTCCAGTGATACATCTTCTTTTTGGTTTTCGCGATATGTGATTGTATCCATGTTGTCTTACCACATCCTGGTGGCCCGTATATCAACCATGCTGGTTGTGGCATCTGTAAGATGTCAAAACTAACATTTAGGCCTTTGGTCTAGTTACTTGCTCTTCTCAAGGACAGCCACATACATACCATTCCACCATCCAGCGTCACTTCCACTTCCCGTAGAAATCTCCCTCTCGAAAAGCTTGTTCAGGCGCATACCCTTTAAGGCATTTGCGGTCGATGTCTTCACATCAGGCCAGTTCCAGTCATCAATCAGTAAAACAAAGACATCATCCATTGCCCTATAGAAGTGCTGGATAGCCCTGTAGTGTCCCAGGTTAGAGTGGTCAGGGCCATCATACAAATACACATTGTACTTCTTCAGCTCCTTTGTTACATTCACACGAAAAGGGTCCTTCTCAACCAGCGTAACCTCAGGGCCATTTGCAAATGTTGCCATGTTCTTTACACGCAAATCCTTAGTACCCCCCTGATAATTATCAACAACTGTCATCTCACAAGTATTTCCATATGCTGCAGAGCAAACAGAAGACCCCTCGCAAGTCCCCACATCCAAATAACGAACACCTTCCAACGACATTAAATTATTTAATAAATGCTTTGTCTTCGTACCCGAGCATCCAGGTAACTGAAGAACATCATGAGAAAGCTTACTCTGATTAGCATCGGCTAAAGCCAGTGACCTCTGAACATGTGAAATAAGTTGCTGTGTATCCATATCTGTTGGATGCCGGAGTAAACAGTTTTCTTAAAAATACGAGAAAGACTTAGTAAACAGGTTGATTATATAAGTTATCATGGTCCTTCTGGGCATTTACATGTAAACTCTGCATAAGAGGATTATTCTGTGTCTGCTCAATAATTTCACGGCCATTTCTTTCAGCAGCAACATCAAGCTTAGGAGGCGCCCGGTATTTCACCTGTCCAATATCAGCTGAACTAGCACCAAAATCAAGACTACGGTTCACAGTAAGGGCCCTATCATTCTTAATATCAACATCTAGTTTCTTAGATGTGACATTGAGTTCATCGCCCTTAAAGATGGCAATGTTCCCGCCCATTGAATTGGGCCGTTTAATAGCCTTCTGCTTTGACTCGTTGAGGCGCATATTATAAGCGAATGTGTGATTCATTGACCTTTCATGTGCTGCCTTGGGTCCTCCAATATAATCAGATTTGGCAGATATTTGCGCCTTTTGTGTGGGGCGAGCAATATCATCAGGGTCATACACCGACAGCCTTGTTGGGCCATCTCCAATCGCCATAATTCCAAACCTATCATTTTTGATAGTTCCTTCGCGCACAGTTGTGCGAGCAATATCACTAGGGTCCCACACTGTAAGGGCAGGGGCGGAAGAAGCGTATCCAGTAGCATTCCCCGCTTGAGCAATATTTCCAATCGTTTCACTCCTTCGCGTAGGACGGCTTTCATCCTCAAAGTGGGTTGTTACAGCACCTGCTTCTGCAGGACTCAAGTTCAATCCAACCACGCGCTCAGTTGTATAATATCTCTCATTGGGTCTTGCCTCATAGGATGATTTCCCATAATCATCTGCAGTGCTCGAGCTATATTGGCTACCATCTGCATTTCGGTATCCAGCCCCCGAGTATTGGTTATGCATAGGCTTACGGTAACTCCCAGCCACATAGTTCGAGCCAAATTCCTGGCCAGAGCCAGGGCCAGTGTAATATACACTTGTTTCGGGACGAGTTACATCAGGCATTACTTGCATAGGACGATTTGCCTCTTTTTGGATATCTGCAGGTCCGGCTGCACCAACAAGTTTTCCTTCTGTATCAATGAAAAAAGCATCGGGCCTGTATTTGCGAACTTCTCCAGCGCTCTCTGCAGAGTTTGCTACAAAGCGCTGTCCTTGAATTACAGGCATCTCGTAGGTCAATTTGGGATTTGTTTCAACCCGCAAATCATCCGTCTTTTTCATATTTTTCATCATCAGCTCATTTACCTCTATTTGCTGGAATCCTCCCTTTCCTGTTGAGCTAAATCCTTCCCCCACACCTGGGGCAACCTTTACAGGCTCAAAAGGCTTCTCTCCAGCACGACTCCTCGATTCATTAATGCGACTCTGAACAAAATCAGATGCTATCTCTAATCCATAGACATTCCCAAAAGGCTGTTGTGTATTATCAAACATTTGCTCAACCTCCTTCTTGCGAACTTGTGTTGCGCCAGACCCTGTATAACGGTCAAGGCGACTTGAGCCTGATTCAACATCTACATTTTGCTTTACACGACCACCAAAAAAGGGTTGCATATTATTGTGAGTAAATTCGGAACTCTTCAACTGCTGCCCCGATAATCCACTGGTCAAGAACTCTCCTTCCAAATAATTAGGCTTCTTCTCGTGTCCATGAGGATTCATCATAACATCTGGCGTTGCAGATGTAATTGGTTGAAGTTGCATTGACGGGAAGGGCTGTTTACCCATAAGATCCCGGTAATCTAAGTCAAGCTCTGCAGCTGGGCCTTTTAAACTAGTTGGTATTACTCGTTCTACAGTATGAGTATTCTGAAATGATTCCTTCACGGGAATTGCCTTTCTTGCGACAGGATTGGCTGGTGATGGATTCGTTGCACGAGCCAATCCTAATCCTGCAGCTGCTAAACCTATAAGGGCGACTACTTCCATACTACCTGTGTATGCTAAAGTTATCGAAGTTCTGTTTCTTTCGCAACATCTTTTGCAACTTGGTCCGTATATGTATTTTTGGCAGGTTCGTGCGTTCTATACTTGAACTTATCAAGTGTCCTGGATGGTATATAAAAGTCAAAAGGTGTCTCAAATGTCTCCTGGGGATTATGTAAAAGAGTATCCCAGCGATTCCACCCAGTTGCCCTAAGAGTGCATGGGGGATTGGAAAGGCGATTAGGAATATTGGGAGAACTCTCATCGGGAGCATGCTCGAGGGGGGCGTTTGTGATAGGGTTTGTTGTAGGGTTATACTGAAGAGTTGTTTCTCTCCACCGGGAAGAGGGTCGACCTATTCCCATTAAATCAGATTCTACCTCTGTTTTCCAATAGCCTTGGGGCCAACTTGCGCCAGATTGTTGTATACGAGTTGTTACATCTTTTGGGAAACTATTTGGGCAATTCTTGAATGGCGTGAAAGCATATCTTCCAGCATAGGAAGATATTCTTGCATCGTCCGCTTGATGATGACCATCCCATTTACTCCTTGTCAATGCTGTTTGACGAATATCGCACATATCTACCAGTGATATACTTAGTATTTTTCAGGTCGACTACATGTTTCATATTGAAAGGGCTCAGGGGAAAGAGTTGCCGGGTATGCCCACATTTGTGATTGAGCAAGTTTGTCTGATGGAACAGATACAATCACCTTTCCTTTAGGGGTATCCCTCACAATATGTTGCTTTGTTTGAGTAGGAAGGTGTCCTCTTTCCGGGCAAAAAGTATTAGCACGAGTAATACCACGCAAATCAGATTCAACATGGACCTGGGAAGCACGGTCTTTCATGTAGACTTCATTTCCACCTACTAATCCGAGTCGGTGTTGTGATGGTTTAGGGTGTTCTCCGTACTCTTTTACAAGGCTATATGCTTGAGGATTCTCTTTCTCTTGCCAGGGATGAGGTGCGAAAGGACCAATTGAATCCATGTTCTGTTTTACAGAAGAATATATGGCTGAGAAACAGATGTCGGCTCTCTCTACTCCTGAATCTAGCTCAAAGGTAAGATTTTCGGATAAAGATAACTTTCGTGTATTTAATGCAAATGCTCCTCCTAGAAATGTAAGTCGTAACAAAGAAATCACATTCTCGCCAGAAAGTATTGATGCTGCCTTAGTATCAACTGGTAAAACTTATAGAAAGGGGTATGCTTCTGGTTCTCTGAATACCTATTTAGAGGGTATTGTAAGTCAGATAGCTAACCCATCTGCATATTTACATACATACCCGAGTCGCATTTATGATATTATATTTGCACTTCAAAATCCTATTGTAGAAAAGGAATTTGTTTTCTTTTCTTTTGAGCATACAAATATTTTTCCTATAGTATCTACCATAATCATTCCTGGTGTAAGTGGGCAAGAAACCTTTGAATTAGAATCTATTGTTCTAAATAATGAAACCTATGTTCGAAAAGGGAATGAATTTGAAAAGAGGTATCCCTCCGTGGGAGGGACTGTGGCCTTAAAGGAAATACAGGGAGCTGATATGTTGGTATATCGGACCGGAGGGAATACAGTTGCCGATGTTGGTGATGCCCTATTATCAGATGTAGCAAGGACTCTTGCAGCAGAGGAACCAGTACAGGTTCAAGGAGAAGAGCAAGAGCAAGCACAGGATACCCTACTATCAGATGTAGCAAGGACCCTTTCTGGAGAACAGGTACAGGGACAAGGGCAAGCACCGGTACAGGCACAAGGAGAAGAGCAGGAGCAAGTACAGGATACCCTATTATCAGATGTAGCAAGGACCCTTTCAAATCCTTAGACATTTTATATCAACATATAAACATGTAGATATAATTATGTTTTTACATTTAACAAGAGACATCGCGAGCATAGGCACGGCTAGGAAGGCCACCACGAATCCATCCGCTTGCTGCAACTTCTGTTACCAGATGCTTAGGGTCCTGGATATTATCACGAACAGGCTTTATAAGGGGTTCAAAGACTCCATCAAACCCCATCTCGGTAACAGTGCCACATTCCTTTCCTTGGCGAACCTGCTCACTGTGAAGCAGCATGGATTCAACATCTGAATTTCCGCGTCCAGTTCCCATGAAGGGAACACTTAAGAAGGGGCGGGCTTGAGAGCGAATCAAGCAGCGGTTATTCTTAAATTCAGGTTGATTCTTTAACATAGATTCATAATCAATCTCAGAATTATTTGCCCCATACCCTTCTCGGGGATAAATGTTAGGGAGATCAAGGGAGAGGGGGTTGACACTACGAGCATCCGGAACAAGATTCCTTGTGTAATACTTTCCTGGCCCTGCAGATTGGGTATAATAAGAGGCTGTTCCACATGCATCATCCCTTGTATGGGTTAGACGGTTGATATCCATTCTAATCTACACAAATAGAGATAAAATAAGCGTGAAAAGAAAAGCCGGGGCTTATATAGATGTTTCGAAGGAAACAGGTGAATCCTCAGACTACCTTTCAACTTCCCACAGATATCCAAACTTATCTTACAGGAAGGCAAAATGCTAGAAATTATCAACTGCTCCAAGATAGTATTAAAGCATCAACTGTGTCAAGAATGCCAGATATAAATAAATTAAATAAGTTATCTGAATTTTTAAAGCCATTACCTCCAAATATACAACAAGAAGTGCTTGATTCTATTCGAGATGAAAAGGAATTAATTATTTTAATGAGGCAAGAAGAGCCTGCAACCCCCCAGTACCAAGCATTATACCAGCAAATACAAGACTTAAAGGAAAGAAGGCGAAATGATTTATTAAAACGAGCTGCAGGTAAGGCCCCTGTGGGAGTAGCCCAAAGAGTTGCCTTATCTCCAGCAGCCACAGCATCTGGAGTTGGCTTAGCACCAGGACCAGCACCCACTGCAGCTGGAGTTGGTTTAACACCAGCACCCACCGCAGCTCCAGCTCCACCTCCAGCTCCAGCTCCACCTCCAGCTCCAGCTCCAGCGCCAGTTCAAGCTCAAGCGCCAGAACATCACTTAAATCAATTTAATCCACCTACAGTAACACCAGGAGAACCAAATCCTTTTAATGAATTTAGGGGTGGTAAGATGACAAGAAAGAATAAGCAAAAACAAAAGAAAAGCAGAAAGCAAAAACAAAAGCAAAAGCAAAAAAACAATTGAAAGGCTACCTACTTTCAAGTGATTGTATAAAGAATACTTTTAGAAATTCAACCAAGGCATAGGTGCTCCCTGTGAACCACGCACACAGGCCCCTCCATTTCCTTCCTTACATGTCAAACCAGGAATTTTGTATAACCATTCCTGATATGACTTTTGGTCATTTGGTATTGTTGTATTTGGTGTAGTATAGAACATCCTTTGACTCTGGGATTTTCCAAATACATCTGTGGGGTCACTTGACCATTGAACACGGAAAAATGCATCCAAATCTGTCTTTCCTTTTGCCGGCCCCCTCAGATTATTATAAGTATACTCATCAATCGTAATATTCTCAAATGGATTTGCCATACTTGTATCATTCAGTTCCCTCGCCTGAAATCCTTCATCAACCTGCCTTGTTTTCAAAGGTTTAGACTGAGGCTCAGATACAGGCGTCCCTTTCCTAATTTCTTCCGCTTGTCGCAGCTTTATAAAGGTAGGAAGTAAATACAAGGTTGCCACAATTCCCATCACCAAATATAATCCCTTTGTAGGAATTAAAGAAGATATCACAAATGAAAATAACATCGCAACCGTATATACAAAGAAAGCCTTATTCAGCATTTCACTCGCACATTTAATATCTGTTTTATGTATCGAACGAACCAGATATCTGGGATCTTCCCATAGATATGGATCACACAATGTTAGCCCGGACATATCCTTCTAAAAGTGCTTTATTTCTTCTTTCTCTCTTCTAGTTTCCTTCGTAATCTCTGCTGAACCAAAGATAATCTAGAATTTGACCCAGTAGAACGACCTGTTGCCGCTGCAAGATCTTCATCGTTAAATCCAAATCCTTGACGAAAACTCTCCATCATAGAAACAAACTGAGGATTATCACTAAAAGTCTTCATCAACTCCTCTGCTTCTGCCACCAGCTCCTTTGGACGAATGGACCCATTTTGAATCTTCTGCTGAAGTTTCTTCGTCAACTTCATCATGGTATCTTGTAACTTTTGAGGATTCTTTGTAAAAATCTCCATCATCAATTGAAAGGCCTTAGAGGGGTCATTTGAATATGCCTCAAACTCTGCAGGATCTAATCCGAAATCCTCAATCTTAATTTCCTTTATAATCTCCTCCGCCAACCTTGCAATCTGCCCCTTCATGAACTTTTCAGGTAATTGAGGAATACCCCCTGCACCAGAGCCAAAGAGCTCAGCAATTTTCTCACTCATCTTCCCAAAATCAATTCCCTCCATCTTTGTCTTCATATCCTCCATCATCTTTTTGGCCCAACCAGATGTAAAAGGAGACCCAGATATATCATTCTCATTGCCCTGCTCAATTAGCACAGAGAATGATAAAATAGTCATGTATTCCTGAATTGCCTTCTTCGTCTTGCTAGTTGTAGAATCCCACATAGACTCCGTAAGTTCAACACCGGGTAGAACAAGCCCTGGGCACTTCTTTGTATCCCTGTTAGGAGAACATCCAGGAAGAACCTTTGCCTTAAATGATAGAACTTGTTCCCTCTGATTTAAGGCAAGGGCTGCAGTAATATTAGTCGCTAATTCAGGAAAGGATGCTAATAAATCATTCGCAAACTCAGCATATTTCTTTGAAAATACACTCTCCATCTACGGATATAGAAATCTTTATTTGGAAATCTTTACGCCCTCACCCTTAGAATATTTTTCATACGGATTCGCAATCTGCATGAAAAATATAAACCTTTGTTATTCCCCCCACTTCTCACTTCTTGTCTTTTCACTTCTTGTCTTTTCACTTCTTAGCCTTATCCGCTAAGATAACCAAGACCTTCAAGTGCTTCCAAATAGCAGAGCGGTTTGATTCTGTCATATCAGGCCAATACTTCCCAAAAATGGTAAGGGCAGGATACACCTCGTTAAATTGTGTCTGAACAGCAATCTTAGTATAGGCTACAATTGCATCCACATCCTCTGCCATAATTTGCTCATGGAGAGGTGAGTAGACATGCTCATAGAAAATATCATGGATCATGCGAGGATTAATCTTCTTTGCTGCCTCCAAAGCATCCAACGCAACCTTAATCTCCTTCTCCTCGGGATAGGTATCCGTCAAATCCCTGAAAAATCCAATCAACTTCTCGGTAAACAGGCCAAGGGTCGTTGTAGGCTTGGACATCTCCTTTACTTATGAGGATTGTCTTTAGATTTGCGTGTCTTTTTCAGCCGTTTGTATAAATTCATCAATATTATTATTACATAACAACGGTGTATATTTATTTATTTTATCATCATCCCAATACCACCATTTAATTTTCATTAATTTTTCTATTTGTTCTTGCATAAATCTGTATTTAATTAATTTTGCTGGATTTCCACCAATTAAACTATATGGTTCTGCATCTTTGATAACGTGGCTATTATTTGCTATTACAACACCATCCCCGATAGTAACACCTGACATAATTGTCACATTCATTCCAATCCATACATCATTACCAATAATTACATTACCTTTTGTTGATGGATGTCCATCACCATTATACCCGTTGAATGTATTTGTATGAATATGTCCGAAAGGATATGTAGTAACCCAATCTGTCCTATGATTTCCACCTAAAATTATGCTTACATTTGAAGCGATTGAGCAAAAATTACCAACAACTAATGTAGCATCTTCATTTTCCCATAATACTTCGGGCCTTCCATATGTATATTTACCAAATGACATATAATTAATATAAAAGTCCTTCCTTTATATATAAAAATTTTATATGTTATATGCATTTTAAATCATGTCATTATCCATGCTACTGTCTAGGAAGGCCTTGGGGTATTCCCTGGTCCCTTTGTTGTTTATACATTTCCATTTGACTATCAAACATTACCTCCTTTTTGGTCTTTCCACTATTGGCTGATGTTGTGGAAAGAGAAACTTGCGATTGACGGTCTCCAGGGCTTGAATTTCCATTCAAAAAGGAAAAATTACCTGGTATGGTTTCTCCTCCATTTCCACCGGTTGATGTATCTGAATCAAGAAAACTATAATTTGCTTCAGCAAATCCACCCATCTCAGTACTCAACCATGATTCAGGTCCATCCTGGGCCTTTACAGCCTTGTTAGTACGAGAACTTTCTTTCATCTTTCGTTCATATAACCAATTCATTACTTCAGCATCAACTTTAATTGGACTTTCGTCACCTTCAATATAAAGGGTAGGAACTTGCTTTAACCATTTTGGGAGAGGAGGTCTTGCACCGGATGGTGTTGGGTCCACACATGTAAATTCAAACTGAGACATCCAGGGAGTTTTTGATAACTCTTCCAAAAATGCTTTCGACCATTTATCCTTGTTGCTATAAAAACATACATGTTTCTTTTGACTCATATCTATACAAATTCAGGTATTCTTGTTCTAAACCACGGCCGCATTTCAAAGCCTAAAATTGAAAGTATTATCTAAGCATAGAGGGGTACAAAATGACTGATACTTCTGTATTTCATAAGTTACAACGCCAAGATGATAAGACAATTAGTTTTACCATGTCTCCCACTGAGGTGACCTATGCAAATTGCCTTCGTCGGGCTATTCAGACAGAGGTAGTTACGCTGGCATTTCGTGCGGATATGACCGATACCGGGACAACAACCGATGTGAAGGTTTTAAAGAATACAACTCCCATGTCAAATGAAATGTTAGCTGATAGGGTCGGATTGTTATGTCTATGCATACCTGAAGATACTGATATTGAGAATTGGGATAGGGAGTCCATTCTCTTTCGTTTACATGTAGTTAACAAGGAGGACCAAATAGGACAAGTCACCGCTGATATGTTTGAATGCTGGCAGATGGTTCCTGGGACCACGGAGAGAAAGCGTATTGAAAATACTGCCTTCTTCCCAAAGAATCCTGTTACCGGGGATACTTGTTTGATTGCCGTCCTAAAACCCTTTGTGGAAGGTCAAACACCCGACGAGATAGAATTGGAAGCATATGCAACTCCTGGAAAGGGGCGTGAGCACACAAGGTTCAATCCTTCATCTCAATGTAGTTATGGCTATACGCATGATACGGATGAGGGGCGCTTGACAGAGTTATGGGAGCGATGGCTTATTGAGAAGAAGGTAAATCGCGCTGATTTAGATACAAATACCGAGCGCAAGGATGCCTTAAAGAGAGAGTTTAACACTCTTGAGAGATTTCGTTCCTATTTGGTGAATGAGCGAGACGAGCCCTATAGTTTCGACTTTACGGTGGAAACGGTAGGCTCTATGAGACCCGAGGATATGGTATATAAGGGACTTCTTGCCTTAACGAGTTTGGCAGATAAGTATACCACCTTAGATGTAAATGATTTACCAGACAATGTAGAGATTCGCCCTGCAGATTCAAGTATCCGTGGATATGATGTATGGTTTCAAGCAGAGGACCATACTCTTGGAAATATGCTTCAAACATGGATAGTTGAGAATGATGACACGGTAGATTATGCTGGCTATAAGATACCTCATCCTCTTCGCGATGAGATGGTCATTCGCCTAGGAGTGGAGGATACGAAGAAGTTTGATGAGATGATGGTGCGCACTTGTCTGGCAAATGCAGCAAAGGAATGCTCAAAGATGTTTCTAAATATGTCAGTTGAATGGGCTTCTTTAGTCCGTATCTCCGGTAAATTAGTAAAGGGAGCACCTACTACAGAGCCTGTAACACCTTGGAAAGCACATGCTGCTATGAAACAAATGAAGCAAAAATAGAAAATCAATAGTAGATGAATGTCTTAGATATTCCTGCTTATTGTATAAATCTAGATAAACGAAAAGACAGATGGTTAAAATTCTCAGAGCAACCTGCTGTAAGAGAAATGACCAAATTGAAACGGTTTTCAGCTGTAGATGGCTCAAAACTAAATATTTTTGATAATGAATTAATAAGCACAAAAACAGTGTATAATATAACAAATAAGACACGAAGGAGTCACACTGAAATTGATGCGGTTGGGGCAATTGGTGCTTCAATAAGTCATGCAACCGTGTGGAAACAATTCTTAGAGACGAATAGTGAATATTGTATTGTCTTTGAGGATGATATTATTGTTCCTAATGGATTTAAAGAATTGATATATAATGCGTCTAAGACTCTAAATGACCTTAAAGATGAATTTCATATTTGGTTAATTCATTACGGAGTCTTTGTAAATAATGTGTATAAACCTGTCCAGGATGATTGGTTAACTCCTACTAAATTTTTTGGAATGGGATGTTATATTTTAAGTAGAAAGGGGGCCGAAAAGTTACTACAATCTGTATACCCTATTGAAATGCACATTGATGCCTATATTCAAACCAAGGCAACGATTGGGGATATTTTATTATTGATTAACAGAAAGGTCTATATTCCTTTGCGTAATAGTAAGTCAAATATACAGCATGGGAAATGTGATTTATGTAATATCCCGGATAATATTGAACAAAATAATTTGCGTGTTGTTAATAAATACTATTTATATGGAATTGTTGCATATGCTGTAGGTATAAGTAGTTATATTTTATACAAGTATCTGTAGAATGAAGCTAATTGTATTCTTTGCCGAGTTTTTTGGGACATTTTTACTCCTTTCCGCAATCTTTGTTTCAGGAAATCCTTTAGTTGTTGGATTAACTCTTGCATTTAATATTTGGCTCTTAGGAAGCACTTCTGGCTCTCATGTAAATCCTGCAGTCTCTCTCGCCTTCCTTCTCAAGGGAGATATTAACATGAACCAATTCTTAATGAATTCTCTCTCTCAGTTCTTAGGTGCAGCTACAGCCTTATATGCATATAAGGCATTGTATTAGTAAGAGTATTATAATTAAGTTGAATAATATATGCGTTATAATATAAAAATATATAGCTATTTTTATATTATAATGAGGACTCATCCGACAATTCATGATCACGGATATTGGCAAGGGATTGAAGCATGTGACCATCATTCGCATGATTCGAATCTTGCTTCTAGTTTAATGAAATTTTTAAAGAATGAAAATGCACAAAGTGTAGTTGATTTTGGGTGTGGAATGGGAAATTATGTAAAAACATTCAAAGAAAATAATTTGAATGCTAGTGGGTTTGATGGTAATCCAAATACCCCTGAATTGACAAATAACTTATGTAAAGTATTAGATATATCAGTCCCAGTAAAATTTGAAGAACCATTTGACTGGGTATTATCATTTGAAGTTGGCGAGCATTTACCTAAGCAGTTTGAAGATACTTTTATAAATAATTTACATAATAATAATAAGTATGGTATAATATTAAGTTGGGCAGTTAAAGGACAAGGTGGGTACGGACATTTTAATGAACAAAGTAATGATTATATAAAATCAAAAATATGTGATTTAGGGTATATTAATGACATTAAAACAGAAAATATATTGAGAAACGATGCCACTTTGAACTGGTTTAAAAATACAATTATGGTATTTAGAAAATTATCGGTTTAGTAAGAATACTGGATTTCATTATTAAGACCATCACTTCTGAATAATATATGGAAGGAATCCTCGCATATATTATATTCGTATCATCTCAAAGAATTAATAATGTCTCCATCTCCTCTGCGTCCTCTGCTTCTGCTTCTGCTTCTGCTTACCACCCCTCAAAGGAGCTGGTATGCTTACAGGTGATAAAGCAACTTCTGACATAAGACGGTCCATATGTGCATCTATTTCTGAATTTGTTGGTTGACCAGGTAGGGTATTTAATGCCCTGTTCATAACATTTTTTCTTGCGTTAAATCCTTTCAAGGTGTTCGAAACGCTACGAGTTGATTTCACTATATTTTCTTCTGCCGATTTATGTAATTCTTCCGTTATCTTTGCGGAACGAAGAATTAGTAAGTTTTTTTGCTGTAAAGATAATCCTGGTTTTTTAAGTTCTTTGAGTATTTGACTCAATTCATTTACCCTTGTTTCAGCTACCGAAACTGAATCTATACAAGTTCCACACGAAGCACCCTGGCCCATTCTATTTAGAGAATATTTAATCCACCTCCTCTACCTTTGCCTCGTCAGAAACATCCTTTGTAGCATCACCAGGAGTATTCATAGGGACTCCGTTATAGCCAGGAATCTTCTCATCGGGGTGAGACTCTGCATACTCACGAGCAGCCTTGGCTGCAGCCGCGGCAATATCAGGAGTTGCCTGGTCCTTGTAGAGAAACTTGATAGCAGGTGCCACCAGAGCATCCACCTCCTTCTGCTTATCCTCGTACACAGTTGTCTCCTCCATAGGATGCGTATCGCACCACTTGATAGCCTCCTCCAAGGCTGTCATTGCCTCCTTACAGGAATCATCAAAGTCATCCTTCTTATTTGTGAGGTTATTCTTGGAGTTATACAGATAACTCTCCAACTTATTCTTAGCCTCCACCTTGGCAAACATTGCCTTATCCTCCTCCTCATACTTGGCAGCCTCCTCCACCAACTGCTCCACCCTATCACGGCTCAGGCGGCCCTTGTCGTTTGTAATAGTAATCTTATTAGACTTGCCGGTGCTCTTCTCAGCAGCAGACACATTCAAGATACCATTCGCATCCACATCGAATGTCACCTCAATCTGAGGCTGACCGCGAGGCATTGCGGGAATATCATCCAGCTGGAACTTACCCAAGATATTATTGTCCTTTGTGAACTGACGCTCACCCTCAAACACCTGGATGAGAACACCCGTCTGGTTATCAGCATAGGTGCTGAAAGTCTGGGTGGCCTTCTTAGGGATGGTGGAATTCCTCTTAATCACAGGAGTCATCACACCACCTGCCGTCTCAAGACCCAGGGAGAGAGGGGCCACATCCAGAAGAATCACATCCTGGGTGCGAGCGCTACCACCCGTCAGAATATGAGCCTGGACAGCTGCACCATATGCCACTGCCTCATCAGGGTTCACACTATCATTCAGCTTCTTTCCGTTAAAATACTCAGTCAGAAGCTGGCGAATCCTGGGAATACGAGAAGAACCACCCACCATGATAATCTCATCAATCTGACTCTTGGAAAGGCCGGCATCCTTCAACAAGCCATCCAGGGGAGCCACCGTGCGCTTGAACTGGACCTCACACAGACTCTCGAACTTGGCACGAGTAATCGTGCAGTTGAAGTCAACACCCTCGTAGAGAGAATCAACCTCCACGGTTGCCTGCGTGGCAGAACTCAGAGTCCTCTTGGCACGCTCACAAGAAGTGCGCAGCCTCCTCAAAGCACGAGGATTCCCAGACACATCCTGCTTCGACTTCTTCTTGAACTCATCCACGCAATAAGACACCAGAGCATTGTCAAAGTCCTCGCCACCCAAGTGAGTATCTCCAGCCGTCGCCTTCACCTCGAATACACCACCATCCAGAGTCAGCACACTCAAATCGTGAGTACCACCACCGCAATCAAAAATTAGAACATTCTGCTCACCCTTGTCATTAATCTTATCAAGGCCATACGCCAGGGCCGCGGCAGTAGGCTCGTTAATAATACGGAGCACATTCAAGCCAGCAATGGCACCTGCATCCTTTGTGGCTTGACGCTGGGAATCATTGAAATAGGCGGGAACAGTAATCACTGCATCCTTCACAGGAGAACCCAGATATGCCTCGGCAGTAGACTTCATCTTCTGAAGCACAGCAGCAGACACCTCCTCAGGCAAGAACTCCTCAGTCTTTCCCTTCCAGGTCACCTGAATCTTAGGCTTTCCAGTATCGTCCTCCTTGACAGTAAAAGGCCACAACTTCATCTCCTTTTGAACGACGCTATCATTGAATCCACGCCCAATAAGACGCTTGGCATCAAAAACAGTGTTCTTGGGATTGGTTGCCGCCTGGTTCTTGGCGGCATCTCCAATCAAACGCTCATCCTCTGTGAACGCCACATAAGAAGGGGTGGTGCGATTTCCCTGGTCGTTCGCAATAATCTCCACACGCTCATTCTGCCATACTGCAACGCAACTGTAAGTTGTTCCCAAGTCAATGCCGATTGCCGCCATTCTTTCTGATACATCTATGGGGAAATGGTTTAGGCCTTTTTGGGGGTTTCTCTTCAATCTGAATAAAAACATCTACCGAAATGTTATCAATATGTATTTTTACTTAGCCTCCTCGTATCCAAGCACTGTCTCAAACTTCTCCTCATCTGAACACTTATCAAGCGCAGCAGGAGCAGGAGCAGAATCCTCATCCAGAAACTTGGGCACGCTTGCTCCAGAAAGGTGGCGCATTAAATTCTTCTGGTCATCCAAACTGAGCGAATTCGTATACTCTACCACATGTGAGTACGCAATTCCTTCCGCTTTCCCAGCCTTCAGTGAGTCAATATAACGGCCATGAAGCGCATACATGTGAGGGCGAAGGCAGACATGGAAATCCTTAAATGTATTTTCCTTCAACTTGAATACCCGTGTATATCCATTAAGGAGAAGGGAAGTGATATTCCTAAACTGCTTCTCACACTCCCACATCTCGTCCTTATCCTCAGGGAAATATGTCAAATACTTCTTTGTGGCATACTCGCGGCGCAAACGAAGGAAACGCTCATACACCTTTGACTCTCCCCCACGAAGACTACGCACTCTCTTATAATTCTCTGTCCGAATACGGTGTCGTTGGTAATGACCAACCTGCTGGAATACCAGTCCCTGCCAAACATGCCCTGAAGGGGAAGGATTATACTTTGCCATAGCCTCTGTAAAGTTATGCTTACCCTTACAGGTTACAGTCTCATATACGCGAGGTGCATAAGGCTTGAATACATCTAGCCAGCTAGATGGATTATACATCATACGCACTGTGCCAATTGCATCTACCGTCCCCATATGCGTGATATACAGCCTGGGCTGGGCCAAGGCGGTAATTGTCTTGTGCTCAGGGTGCTGGAGAAGCATACTTACAAAGGCTCCAGGTGGCAGATTGCTGAGAAGAGCAGCAGTTCCTCCTATAGTAACCGTTGCATCCTCGAGTAACTCAGCAAAGCTACGATTCGTATAAAAGTTATTTGTGGACCCGAGCACAGTCCTCGTTGCTGTCATAGGCTTTCCATCAGGTCCGTAGAATCCCTGAATCATAATACCATCTAGAAACTCGGATACCTGCATATCTGCTCCATCGAGAATTCCATTACTCGACTTCACAGGGGCAACTGATACAGGGCGATGAGTCTCTGTATTCCATACCACAGAACGAAATGCATAGGAATGATCCACATCGAGGGAAATACCTGTCGTGTATCGAATAATTACAAGTGGACCATCACCCTTAATAACACGAAGCTTGCCGCCCTCCTCTGAGGTAAGAAAGGCCTCCAAAGAAGCCCATGTTGGGTAAGAAGAGATTAAAGAACTAAACACATCGAGCGTATAGGACATTTTGTGGGAAAAATACTGCTACGGGTGCACAAAGAAAAATCAATTTTTACATCGCCTTCAATAGAATGAGCGAAGAAGGCTCTTCAATTGGAATAGAATTAGGTGACAAGGTGATGATTATGGGTGGTATCCTCGATAGGACAATTGGTGTTCTTTATGGATTTCGACCCGATAGAATAATCATTCAACCTGTTGGTGTGACAGATAGTATAAAACGAATCCCCTTAACGGAAGACCAGGTGCCCGAAGAGGAACTTGGTATACAGGAAATTAAAATTATACGAAAGGTTGTTCGACCTGGCTTTGTATCAATGGTCGATATGAAAGCTGGGTATATGGCTGAAACTTTTGGGCCTAATTCTGTCCCAACTGGCACCTTTCTGGTAGAATCTGTGAATTATGAGGACGACTCTGCAGTCTTCAAGACAGAGACTGGTGAATTAATGCCTCTTGATTTTCATTTTATGGGCATTCCTGAAGGTGTTCCGTTTGAAGTTATTCGCATCCGTGAGTCTCCGGCGGTAGACCCTAATCAAGATGAAGAGGATGAAAAGACTGAAGTTCAGGAGAAAGAGAAAGCCCAAGGCGAAGAGGAAGACCAAGAAGACCAAGACCAAGAAGATGATGAAGATGATTTCGTCATTGGAAATGTGGTAGTTCTTCCTAAACAAAAGGAAGTAAAACAAGTTGGTTCCGCTTTTCGCATCGTGCAGGATGTCTTTCAAAGGCAAGACCTCTTAAGTCAATTAATTCAGAGTCTTTCTTCTGATAAACAAAGAGACCCTCTTATTCTCCAAGAAATTCGCCGAAAAGTGGAAATGATTCTTTTTCTTCGAAACAAGGTTGTTAACTATGGAAAAGCTGGAGAACCCCTTGGTCTTAAACTTACCAGTGTATCCACTGTGGCCGAACTCTTAGAGGAAACCCATGTGCCTCTTTCAAGGAAGGTCGTACCTCTTACCAAGGTTCTTTATACACCTCATATTCCTAAGAAGGAAGAAATCCCCTTTGAGTTGGAAGATGGAAAGATTCGAGTAGAATACCTTTCTGATATTGTGAAAGAGGCTCAAGTCAAACAAGAGGAAATGGAAGTGGATGATGAAGTACCTTCCATTGGTCTCCCCAAGTTTTTCGTTGCCATGGAAGGCTATCGCTCTGCAGTCCAAAGACCTTACCGCTACAAAGAGGGTAAAACACCCGTTAGCAAAGACCAAGAAGTCTTTCGTAATCATGCCCCTTATACAAAACCAGTTACTGCATGTGTAAAGATGCCTAAACCGAGTTTGGGAGGAGCACCTGCTCTTCATAATATCCCCTATTCTATGGCTCGTATGGTAAGTCCTCGTATTACTCGATTCTTAAAGACGGATGAACCCCTTAAAGTGGTGGAAGCAGGGGATGCACCCACTTCTACAAATATGCTCCTCTTTCCTCGATACACAATTCTTGATACAGACGAAGGAAAGGTGGCTCATTCTGTGCTTCGTGAATTCGGCCCTATTCGAAGTGGTTTCTTAAGCCAAGATGCAAGTCTTGGTATGACAACTCCTGAACTTGTATCTAAAATTCTCAAAGACCTTGGCCCCCCTGATGAATTTCCTACTGCAAATTCTATTCTCAGTTTCGGCGTGGAAGGAAGAATCAGTGAGCATATTGAATTAACAACTTGGCTGAAAGAGCAATCTATTTTTCTTCAAGGAACTGGTGATTTATATGAAAAACTCTCAGGATATTCTCTTCATAACATTGAATTAGATTTGGCCCAACAAGAGGTTGTGAATGAAAAGGTGAAGCAAACCTATGCAGCCTTACGCATCTTTTTAAGTGAGCAGCAGGAAAAGAATAAAGTCCTTGAAGCAAATATTCAATTGAATCCTCAACACCTCTTAAGCCAAGAGGGAGAAACAAGACTTTCTGCCAAGGTTTCAAAAGAGCCAGTTTTAAATGACGAGCTCGACGAGCTTCGTAATAAGATTGGCGAGCCTCTTGCAGATATCGGACTCAACTGGTTCTCTTATTTATATACTGAGAACCCAGATTTCCTGTTATCAGCACTAGGTGACCAGCCCTCTCTTGTAACCAAGTATAGGCGACAACATTTGCGCGATTTATATTTAACTGCAATTTACAATGATTTCCTTGTAAGGAAGTTACATAAGAATGCAGGCGTTCTCCCCACCGTAAATAAGTGTCACCATGTAAAAGCGGTCAATTCTATATATAAGACAGCAGCCTCTTCTACTGATACTCGTGATACAGCAAAGATGAAGAAATATATTGATGTTCTGGAAGAGTACCGTGGAGATACACGCGAGAATTGGATTTGGTGTCGTGTATGTAAAGAGCATTTAATTTGTCAACACGAATTGCTTCTTATACAGGAGTATCTTCGTCCCAAGGAAAAGGATGTTCTTCATAAAGAGCTCATCCTCCATTTCGCGGGAGGACAATTTGCTGGGAAATTCATCTGTAAAGAGTGTGGTAAGAGTATTGCTGATTTAGATTTTGATACAAGCGTTGAATTCGACGACCAGGGCCGTCCCATGATGGGCCGTGCTGTCCTTGAAGATAAGGACGAGAATGAAATGCAGCGTATTCAGCAAATTCTAAATGGACCTACCACAGGCGAAGAAGAATTTGTTGAAGAGAAGGAAGATGAGGAAGATGATATCGAACAAGCGTTCGAAAAGAATGCTGAGAAAATCCTCATGTATAAATCCTTAAAGACAATTATTGACAAGATAGGAATTGCAGTAGGTCTTTCCCATTACAAGTCAATGGTTGAATATTTAAATGAATATTTAATTACAATTCCAACTCGTGGAGCTTACCTTGAGCTAAAGAAGGCGGAGGGAAATAATAAACCTCAGGATTATGATGTCTATAAGGCAATCCGTTATGTTTGTGCAGTCGCCTGTGTTGTCCTCCTGTTTCTTCAAACAAGTATACCTGATTTTACAAATTATTATACTTATAGCTGCTCGGGTGGAATTATGGGATTTCCTCTTGAAAAAGAGGAGAATGAGGATGGATTGGAATGTATTGCTATGTTAATTGGTAGCGTCGATGAGAAAGAGTATCCATGGAATACATCAACTCTTCAGAAGTACAAGGACCATGTAAAGAGGCGAACTATTATTAAACCCTTTATCAAGGGTCTCATGAAAGACTATTTCTTACAAGTAGGTTCTTTCCAGAACCTCTTGAAAAAGAAGAGGGAGTATTTGAAAGATTTGCTGGGAGATGTAGTTGCTGGCGGAAGACGAGATATCATATCAAAACGATTTCGCCCTGTCCCCTATATGATTACAGATGAAGATGCTGCAAAAGCCCCTGTATTTTCTCCTACTGCAACTCCTGACAAACAAGCAACAGGGTGGATTATGACAGCCCATGGTATCGCTAAGAAATCACCTGGGACAAGCACAACAACAGGTCTTCACAGTATCTCTTCGCCAGGAGGATTCTGGAATTCACAAAGTCTTCCCACTCTTTCTCCTAAGACTACTTCTATGACAAGAAATACCATGTTTGCTACCAAGTTTAAACCAACCTTAAAGGATGAGTTGACTGGAAGTGTGACAGAGGATGATTACTACAAACTCTTTATGGAAGTATGTTATCAAGGCGATAATAAGGGGTTACCTCATGAACTTGGTATAGGACTCACTTGTTTACAATGTGGTCTTTCATTTGAAGAGAATCCCCATTTACCCACTGCTACTGATACAAATCCTTCTGTTCAGCGACAGGAAGAGGATGCTGCCAGAGCAAAGAAACAGGCCTTTTTGAAGGCAAAGGGAGTTGAAATAACTAAGGATACTTTTATTGATTTACTGACAAGTGCACACCGTCAACTCTCTTTTAAGAATACACCTCGTCCTCTTATACCAAATTCAAATACTATTATTTACCGTCTTCAATCAATTCCCTATCCCCCATTTATGAACTGGAAAGAGTTACTTCAATCCGTTCAAGGTGCACTTCAGCAATTATCATCTCCATCCGAGGTTCAGATTGCTACTGCTGCAGAACCTCTTGTTCAAAAGATTAATGATGCTGAAGCATTTATCCGTGGAAGAATCCCTTCCTCATTTGATACGATTATGAGTATGGTTAAACAAGAACCCCATGAATGTCTGGAATCTTTGCGAACCTATGTGCTAGTCCCATTCCAGAGGTGGATTGGTTCGACGAATGTATATGAAAACTTTCGTGTCTTAGGAACATATAAGCTAAGCAAAGATACAGTGGATGATATAAAAGGATATTTTGAGAAAAATAAGCGACCTATCCGTGTGAAAGGCTTAGGAAGGCATCTCCAGCCTCTCTCCGATATTAAATTGGAAGGTCTTCTTCTCTTAAAAGCAAAACAGTTTGTCAAAGAAATCTCTTATACAACTATGCATGTCTTACCCTATATAAGGGCTGTCATGACACTTGGAGGAAGTCATATGGTTCGATATATACTAAGGGCTCTTATCATGGGGGCAATTCGAGATTTCATGGACCCACATAATATACCTGATACGGAGGAGGAACTGAATTCAACTGTGAATATACAGACACTATATATTGCCTTGGCCGAAGCATTTGATAGATTCGCAACAAGTAATCGCATTCCAAGCGAGAAGGAAATTCGAACACGCTTGGAAGAAAGGGTAGAAGCAGAGAAACAGAAATTCATCGGGGAAATGGATAAGATGAGCCCACAAAGGCGTAAATTGGAATTAACCATGAAAAATCTGGGCATTGGAAAATGGGCTGTAGGTGGGACAGCGGCAATTAAGAAATACAATGCAGAGAGGTACGAAGAAGAACGAGTTGAAAGAGCACAATCGGGTCTTGTTGATTATGTCACCTTGGCAGAAGCTCCTGTTGCTGAAGATATGTTTGGAATTGTGGGTGGGGCGGAAGATGTGAATGACGGATATGACCATGAACAAATGGCGGAAGAAGATTATTAACACTTGTAGATAGTGGAATGTGGAATTTCATCACGGCAGGCATTCTTTATATGGTTGGCGTGGCGATTGTATTGATTACGAAGCCCTCTTTTATGTTTACTCCGGATGGAAGGTGGAAAGAGTTCGGTGTAGGAAAGGGGGAGGAGTATACAACTTTCCCTTTTTGGATGTTTTGCCTTGTTTGGGCATTTCTTTCATTTAGTATTGTCTTATTGATGGAACCTTCTTCTGGTCCTTCTGGTCCTTCTTTACCCAACTTGTCTTCTCAAAATTCCTTAGACGAAAAGGCAGTTGAGTTACCAAAGGGTTATTATGTATTAAATAAGAAGGCAACAGCATTATCCGGTGTTCCTAAATATGTCTATTTGGGCCCAGAGGAACCAATGGAGTAATTAACAAATGCCTTGGATTCCAAGCACTGTATATAAGGGAAGAAGGGACATCCAGAACATCCAGTAGAAATACACAAGAGCTGTCTGATGAGCTTCCTCAAAGTATACGGGTAGAACGGCTTTTACAATCCCCGAGAAGAATTGCACCTTCAAATGTTTATTATCCTCTGTAGCCTTGTAATATTCTTCAGGGGATGATTCTTTACCAATAGGGAGACCTGTCACTGGACTATAAGGGTCAGTAAAGCCAAAAAGGGATAAGATAGGGAGAGATTCTAGAAATAAGACAAGGGAAGCTAATCCTGTCGAAAATAAGACAGTAAGGTTGAGGAGTGATACAGTTACCATATTTGTGCTAGGACATATGGATTTCTGGAAGATATAACTCATGCATAAGGAAATACCATACGCAATAGGTGGTATAACAACAAGTCTGAAAATATGACTTTGAATAAATATAATAACGGCAATGCTCAAGAGGGCAATTACACATGCTCCTAATAAACTAAAAATGAGTTTCGTGTATTCTTTTGTCGCTGGTGTTGTCGATGATTGCATTCTAAAGGGAGGAGCTACTTTCAAAATTTGTCTGGGCCGAGTTAGATGGAAGAGGAAAGTCTTGCTTCGAGTTTAACCTCGAGTCTCTCTTCGGCATTAGATACTCTTACTGAAACTGTAATGGCTGCTCCTGCTTCTGCTTCTGCTTCTGCAGAAGCAAAGGCAGAAGCAAAGGTAGAAGCAAAAGAAGGGGAAGAAATTATTGATGCTGCTGCTCTTGCTGCTGTTGCTGTTGCTCCTGTAGAAGCAGCCCCGCCTCTTGCTGTGAAAAGGCGACCAAGAGGACCAAAGGTTCTCAAAGCCCCCAAAGATGCTAATACATTCTTTAAGGCAATGTCTGAAAATCCTAAGAAATATGCATTTAGTCCATCAGGCGATATGGCAATTCTTACAGATACTGGGGAAATTGAAACAACTCTCCCCCTTCCTTCTTATAGGGAAACAACCGAAGAGGAGAGAAAAGAGTATGATTTGGGTGTGAAGGAACAGATTCGCTCGGTTGAAAAACAGTATGATGAAGCTCTTAAGAATTTGAAACAGGCTACTCTTATTTGGAAAGAAACAGGGATTGGGTCGGATGCTATTCAACTTCAAAGGGAGTTAACTACCCTTGATGCAAAGCGTAGTTCTCTTCGTTCTCCTTTACGATGGGTTCGTTCTTATAGGAATTTAGAACGACGACAACTCTTTCTTCATTCAAAACAACCTGACTTAACGGTCGGTCACCCGGTGTATTCTCTTTATATTCAATCGATTCCCTTTGAAAAACAAGTTGTTGAAGGGAGTGTGGATAAGCCTAACACTAAAGTTGCTGCTGAGCCTGAAAAAGGAAAAGAAGAAAGCTTTATTGTCTTCTCCACGCCAAGTGAAGAGGAGTATGGTGTCTTAACTCCCGATACAAAGATGGATGTAACCTACAATGGCACTCGTTATAATAGCATTCTTCAAGCATATTATGCTGAACGAGTGGGACAACTTGGTAACCAAGGTCTTCGAACAAGTATTTTGAAATCAACAAATCCTAATACAATCCGTTTTATGGGAACCTCTATGAAAGGTATGATTGAAAATCCATCCCCTAGAGAGCTTATTATTAATATTGTAAGTGAAGCAGCCAAACAGGATGCTCGTTTTGCACCTGTATTACGAAAGACAGGGACCGATTTCTTAGTTTATGCCCATCCTAAGGATGCAGTGTTAGCCATTGGATTATCAGTTGAAGATAAAGACTTGGTGACACAAAGGGATGCATGGAAGGGAGAGAATTTACTTGGACAAGCCTGGGAAGTTGTAAGAGGTAATCTTCCTAAGGAGGATGAAAGTGTTCAATCTGGGGGTGCAGTACTTGAAAAGGCCCGTACCCTCGATGATGTTAAGAAAGAGAGAAGTCATGTATTAATGGGAATGTACCGTAAGAAGTCTCATGCTCATGCTCATGCTTATGCTTGAACGGGATAATCACGCAAGGTTCCTTCATTCGAATCGCAGTCTACCTCATGTGATTCATACGAATAACATGTGTTATTGTGGTCACGGTATATTTTATTGCGGGCATCCGATGGATGAGGATATTCGTGAATAATCTTCTTTTCAGGTTTATAAAAATGTGCAATCAGCCATCCTATGACGAGCCCCGCCACGAGAGGAATAAGCCGAAAATGCCATATACCAATATCCATCATTCTATTAGTAAAGAATGTTTGAAGTTCTTAAAACTGAGAAATTCAATATCATATTCAGTTTTTTAATTGGATTTACAATCATGGTGGTAACGATACCTATATGTAACGATGATAAGTGTATTTTAAAGAAGGCACCTTCCATTGAAGATATGAAGACCTCAACCTTTAAGATTGGCAGTAAATGTTATCAATTCAAACCAAATGTAATAACATGTCCGGCGGAGGGGTTTATTGAGGCATTTCAAGAAAAGCGTGCGTAGGAAAGAATAGGAAGTGAAAACGGTTCCAATATAGAAGTATGGCATCTGCAGGGACCCTTTTACAAGATTTAGACTCAGAGGGGCCCACAGGCAGTGGGGGTGCTGATAATGATTTGGTCCAGAAAATCTTATCTGATATGAATATTTCATCTGCTCCTACGGGAGCTCGTCCTATCCCTCCTGCACTTCCTACACACCAAGCACCCTCTCGTGCTGCAAGTGGAAATTCTCATATAACAATGGATTCAAATATTCCTACATCACACATTATTGGGAATGAACATCCTACTCCGGCAGATTTTTCAGCAGCAATTAGCGGCGTAGGGCTGCCTCGTGATACAGAATCACCTTATCATCCTATGCCCGGTACACAAGTTGTTCAAGCTCCTTACCCACCTGCTTCCAAGAATTTATACGGAAAGCTGCTTGATGAGATAAAGATACCTTTGGTGGTAGCCTTTCTATTTTTCTTATTCTCCCTCTCCCCTGTTCGTATTCTCATTGCTCATTACCTCCCTACCTTTTTGAAATCCACAGGTGAACTCTCGATGGGAGGTCTCGGTGTAACAGCTGCAGTCGTGGGGGCCGTATTTTGGCTTTTACAACGAGTCATAGCGCCTCTTCTTTCCCTCTAAGATTAGAATGAAGGGTGTAAAATTCACAGAGCAAACAAGTAGCGTTGCTATTTGTTTATTCACAATCTATTTGGTATATGGCTTTCTCTATATCCCCTTTGTGGAGTATTTATCCTGTTTGGTGGTTGGAGGAATCGCGTACGGTGTAAGCAAGTCGTATGAGATAGCCTTGGTTGCTATTCTACTTTCCAGTTTTGCCTTTCAACTCATAAAGCCTCGTAAAGAGCCATTTTTAGTTGAAGGAGCACCTCTTGTTATGGCAGAGCCTGGTCTTACAAATACAAGGACAATGAGGCATTCCGTTCAAGGGTTTAGTTCCCCCTTAACGGAGGGATTTGATACTAGTACAAACCCAACAGGCGTCATTGATGTAACTAATAATTCGGTTACTGCTAACCTTACAGTGCCTCCCGTCTCTGCTCCTGCTCCTGCTGCTGCCCTTCCTGCAGTTACAACCGATGCCCCTCCTGCAGTTATATCCGAGCAAGGTGTCCCTACAGTAACGCAGCCCGCTGAATCCTTTCAGGATAATGGAGGTCTTTTCAAGTTAGGACAAATCCCTAAAGATGAAAAGGGTGGCTTTTACATTGATTCGGGGACAAGTATATTGAATGCCTTAAAGACATTGAAGCCTGACCAGATTCAAGCTATGACACAGGATACAAAGCAATTAATTGAGACTCAGAAATCCCTGATGAATATGTTACAATCTTTCAAGCCAATGATGTCTGAAGGAAAGGAGATGATGGCGACCTTTCAAGAAATGTTTTCTCCTACATCGACAGCACCTGGAACTGCATCTGGGGCCTTACAGGCTGCTAAACATGCAATGAACTAATCTAAACATTAAATAAAGAAGATGAAACTGTCAGTAGAAGCACTTCTTATACTGACAGCTATTCTATGCGCCTATTTGGCTTTAAAGGATAAGCAAGTGCCTATGCACATGTCCATGCCTTATGACACAGAAAGGCATATGCCTCAAGTTATTATTGCTGGAGGCGGGGGCGACGATAGATATTCTATAGCTCCCCGACCACAAAGAATGTGGCAAGCACCTCTTGAACGAACACCTGAAAGGTTAAGCTTAGATAGTATTGCAACACGCGGTCCACCCGAAGAATATCAACAGATGGGGATACTCAATGATAGTTCGGGTAAGATTTTACCCCTGTATGGAAGACGAGTTGCTGCTCGCAGTGATTACTTTAATTATTATACACGAACCGATACTTATAATCCTGTTCCATTACCTATCAAGTTTAATAAGCGTGATTGCCAAGATAATGTCGGGTGTAAGGAAATTATGTCAGGGGATGATGTTCATATTTCTCCTACCGGCGAAACTGCCAAGGTTACTTTATATGGGTTTGATGGACCCAGATATCAATGAGCTATTATAAGTAGAGCCGAATGTCGGGGACATGTATTCCAGGAAATTTACAAGAATATACAGGGTCTGATGCAACTACTATTATACAAACACCTGCATTCTCCCTTCAAGGTGCTGCTACAGGACATTTATTTCCAATGACTGGATTTGCCAAATATATGTTAAAACCAGGAGTTTCAAATCCGGTTGCAGGAAATGTTTCGAATTATGTGACAGTTCCTTTTTCTACTGAAAATATCTTGGCAGGTCCTCAATATATTTCAAGTACAACTCTCTTACATAATGGTGTTCAATTTACACTCTCCTTTATAGCAATTCATTCAAATGTATGGGGTTCAGGAATTCAAGTAAGTATGGTCTTTACGAATGGCCTAGAAGTGTTTCATATAGCAATTCCTATTCAATTTGATTCAACCTTTTCAACCAATCTTGAAAATACCTTCCTAAAATGGTGGTTGTATCAAAATCCCGAAGGACAAAAACCATCCAGTTTCTCAGTGAATGATTTACTCGTCTTTAATGGAGTGAAAACAAATGCTACTTTTGACTTTTATAACTTTTGTGTAAGTTATAATACAACGGTTCAGCCTATTCATAATTATTATTTCTGTAACTTTACAACTCCCTTATATATTAATAGTGGTCAGCTCCCTCAATGGTTAGCAAATGATTTAGGAATGAGAAATGTTGACTCAAATGGTATTTCTACCGACGAACCTCGTCGCCTTAAGAGTTTTAATGCCATTTTTAATGCTATGTTCCATGGAACTGTATTTTTTAATGGAGTATCTGATGTGAATTTGATGAGTAGTCGTGCTTTCTTTACATCTCCTGGCAACCCAACAGGTGTGAAACCATCTAGGTTTTCAGTGAATGTATCAATTCTTGCATATAAGGCCCCGACAAAACAAAGTGAACGCCAACTGCAAAACATTAAATGTTATCCCATTGATTTGGTATCACAGGTTGATGATAATGGAAATATTTATATTGATGAAAGCACGAAAAAGCCACTTGATGTGAGTTCGTTAACTTCATCATCTCGGCCAAATCTGCCGAATGCAGACCAAACAGCCTTTCAAAACAAGGTAATATATTGGACAATCTTTACAATTGTCTTATTACTTGCTTTGGCAATTATTATTGCTTTTGTTACTTGGATGTATACCACGAAAAATACGGGTCTTCCTCCTGGTATGGAGATACCGAAGGTTGCTGGCAAAGCCAGCTTACCACAGGTCGGGCAAGCCTTACCAACGGTTGCTGGCAAAGCCAGCTTACCACAGGTAGGGCAAGCCTTACCACCAGTTGCTGGCAAAGCCAGCTTACCACTCAGGGCTCCACTGGTCACAGCCCCACCACTCGTTACAGCTCCACCACCTCCACCGCCTGCAGGTCCCTAACCTGATTTTACCTTTCAAATATAGATGAAGGTCAGCCTTACATGGCCTATTTTAGTTCTCCTTATAGCATTCACACTTTACTTTTTCTGGAAAGGGTGTATGATTTATAGAACTCCAGATGAACCATTTGCCCCTGGCATATATACAACAAATGATATTTCTCTACGAACCTGTCCTCCGTCAACAACCTCCTATGTAAATTCACAAGGTGTCACGGTCTGTTGTAATGGAACTGTGATAGGTTCTAAATGTAAGGGGACTGAAGCATGTTCCCTATCAGGTGCTTCTGGCTCTATGCCCACATGTAGTGAATATTACGGGTCCTATTTGGCCCAAAAAGGAAGCCTTCGATGCCCTTCATCTATGCCCAATTATTATGAGAATACTTTTGGGACATTAAGAGGATGTACGGCTGGAAAGAGAACTCCCGACGGGTCAGCTCCAGCAACTTCTGCAGCGAACTGTACATTATACCAGAATGAAATGGATGAAATGTATAAGATTGACAGCTGTACAAATCAACTTCTCTTAGAAAACACAAACTGTCCAGGAAATGCTATTTCTAAAACTCTCATACCAACATCGAATCGCCCCTATGTTTATTGCTCTTACAATGATAATTCAAGTGGTATTCCCCAGCTGTCTGGATGTAATGAAAATACTACATTCTTAACATATATTCAATCGTATGCTGAATCAGTTGGATTAAATAGGGATACATGGATACAAAATTCTGAAAACTGGGACCCCCTAAGAAAATTAGCATACTGCTCGCTGTATGAAAAATATGCTATTGAAAAATCAATTACAATTGATGATGTAAAAAAGATGCCAATATTTTAGAGATGTATGAACCTCCTAAATACTTTAAAGGTCTTTCTACTCGAAAGACACAGAAACGAAAGAAGGAAATTAAGAAATATGGTTCGATGGATTTTAAAGACCCTAAAGCATATACTGGGTTCAATACCGACAAGGGTGTGAAGACCCGTGAATCAAAGTATACTCGCTCATTTAAAAAGATGTTTGGAGACGCAAAGAGTCTTGAGGAAAAAAGCAAGGTCACTGGAGTTCCTTTATCTGCCTTGAAGGAATCATATAACCGTGGTATGGCAGCATGGCGCACTGGTCATCGTCCTGGTGCAACACAACAACAATGGGGATACGCTCGTGTGAATAGCCTCTTAACTTGTGGAAAAACCTTTTATACAACTGACTCTGATATTGTAAGGAAGACTCGCCGTATAAACAAGAAAGCGTTTGGTTGGTGTAAATAAATACATCACAAGATGTTATGTATTTATGTATTTATGTATTTATTAGAAAGACTAAATAAGCGAGTGCTTCTTATAAAAGTCAGCAGCAGCAACGCCCTTAGGCACAATTTCAAGCCTGGGTATGTTATCCTTTAAATTAACAGCATTATCTTCCATTTCATGCTCTTCTTGATTTACCGTGGGAATTCCAACTGGAACTTCATCAACATGATACTGTGTTATAGGAATTTTACTCCTTACCTCAGGAAATCCAGTCAATATACCATGATTCCTTTCAAGGAGAAGGGTAAATACGGCAAGAAAGGCAAGTAAGCCGGAGAATACTGATAGATACGATGCATAAATGATATATACAACAAGGAGCATCCTTGCCAGGGTATTTCCAACAAACTGAAATTCAACACCAGCTTGACGAAGCAGTGGGCATATGAGAAGAACACTAAGGGAGATTATGTTTACTATACTTGCTTTCTCCATCTGCTCTGATGCATTAAATTTGATAGTTTGTCGTCTAGTTGTAGGAGTAACTGAAATGTTAACACGACAGGGATATCGTATTGAAAAGTCTTCTCTCACAGCTCAACAAACAGCTCACCTTTTAAGGAGTTTAACAGTTGCCCCTAAATTACAATGTCGTAAAGGCCAGACTGCAGAATCCTTTTCGATTTACGGAGAATCAGAGACTCGTTACTATATTCCCCGGGTATGGGGAGCAAAAGAATATGGCCCAGCTACAAAATCCATTCTTCCTCCTGGTATTGACCTACGTTCAGACCTTACTTTTACAGGAAACCCATATGATTACCAAAAAGATATTGTGAAGAAATTCATGGATGCTGATGCGAATGGTCTTCTTTGTGTACCATGTGGGCGTGGAAAAACCTTTATGGCGATTCAAATTGCCCACCTTCTTCGTAAAAAGTTTCTAATTGTAGTTGATAAGGAGTTCTTATTACAACAATGGAGTAATGAATTGAAATCACTTATGCCCGGGATACGAATTGGAACCATTCAAGGTGATTTGAAACAAATTGATACAGTTGAGATGCCTGAACTAACTATTGCTGAGCTCAAAGCGGGCCTGAAAGAGCTTGGGTTACCAGTGAAAGGAGCTAAGCCTGAACTGCTTGCCAGGTTCTATGCTGCAAAACCAAAGGAGACATTGACCTATGATTGCTCTATCGCAATGATACAAACGCTTGTGAGTCGAGACTTTCATATGCATGATTTTGATTCCTTTGGATTTACAATCTTTGATGAATGTCATCATTTAGGGGCAGCTCATTTCTCTCGGGCACTCTTAAAAGTACAAACAAAGCATATGTTAGGTCTAAGTGCAACTCCTACACGAGATGATGGATTGACAAAAGTATTTGAATGGTTTATTGGAGAGCCTGTATACTGGGAAAAGATACGAGAAGCGGACCCAGATGTTATTGTTCGGAGAGTTTCGTTTACATGTGAGAAGGAGACTTATACCAAGGTCCCAGTTGATTATACTGGTTCTCCTGTATTGGCACGGTTATTAACTCAAATTGTTGAATGTGAAGAAAGAAATGAATTGATTGACCGTATTCTTGTAGAGCTTTTGAAAGAACCTTTACGAAAGACTTTAGTTCTTGGAGATAGAATTGAACATTTGAGGAGAATTGAAGCAAATCTCCCGAAAGGAACAAAGGCGAGTTATTACATTGGAGGCATGAAAGAGGATGAAAGGGAAGAAGGAGCAAGGACCTCACAGATTCTTTTAGGAAGTTATGCAATGGCATCCGAGGCTATGAATATTAAAACCTTAAATACAATGATTATGATAACTCCGAGAAATAAGATAGAGCAAAGTACCGGGCGTATCTTACGAGTCCAAAAAGATAAACGAGATGTTCAACCTCTCATCATAGACATTGTGGATAGTCACAATGTATATCAAAAGCAATGGTTAAAACGCCGGGCATATTACAAGAAATGTTCCTACAAGATTGAAGATGAAAAGGCGGAAGTTGATACTGCTGATGATGCTGATGCTGAAGCCCCTAAGACAGAAGGAAAGGCTTTATTTACAGAAGATTAGACTTATTGGACCTCGACTTCTTAGACTTATTGGACCTGGACTTCTTAGCCTTCTTGGACTTGGACTTCCTAGTCTTCTTGGACTTGGACTTCCTAGCTCCACCTCGGGTAATGGGACTTGTTACCATGAGATTTCCACTACTCACCTTATCAAAAGGATGAGAATAAGGGAGATTTTCATACCTTGCTGTGGGTACAGTAAGAGAGGCTTCGCCTCCATTTACATCACCGGGAACATAGGCATCGGAAACAGAGGAAGGAACATACAGCTGTGCTCCTCCTGCTTGACTCCATAACTCACCGCCCCTTACATTTAAGGAACCAGACGCAGCACTTGCAGGTATAGCAGAACGGCTTCCTTCACAAGGAACATGAACAGCTTCTCCACCTACAAACTCATACCTACCTCCAGATTGAACACCAGGAAGACCATGGCCATTCATAGAAGGTAAATACCCTGTAGGGCGATATACAGCGTTTGATTGGTCCACACGGCTTTGAACCATAGGGTTATTGAAGGTTTGATAATCCGAAGGAGCCTTATCAAAGCCATACATTTGAGAAGCTCCTCCCTTCTGGCGTAGTGTTTTCTTAGACTTAACCATATCTGTTTATAGGAGGGAAAGAATCTCATATGAGGAGAATTCTGGATTCCATTCCACTTTTACAGGTATTTCTTTCAGGTCTTTTGCATTTGCAGCGGTTGAAGCTTGACGAAGGATACGACTTAACTCTATATCTTGAACTGCTGCATACCCCTTTTTTTCACCATTTATTACAATCGTATAAGTATCTGGATACTCTTCACTAGGAATAGCAATTATCTTATCTTCAACCTTTTGCCTTTTTAGAATTTGTATTTTTGGCTTCTCGACTGGCTTCTGGACTGGCTTCTCAACTGGCTTTTCAACCGGCTTCTGGACTGGCTTCTGGACTGGCTTCTGGACTGGCTTTTCAACCGGCTTCTGGACCGGCTTCTGCTGTTGCGATTGATAGGCAACATGTGGCCTTTGCTGACTAGGAACATGTGCTTGGTCTTCATTCACAATCATTAGCTTTGTCTCCTTTGGCTTTTCCTTGACTTCCTTTATTTGTATACGAAGTCTTCGTGGTAATGCATCATTTTGCGCAAAGATAAAGTCAGGTTGACTAGTCCAGCTCTGAATAGAATCGATTGGTCTATATACAGCCGGTTCAATCTTTAATCCCTGTTGTAGACTCGAATCAAATACATAGGAATTACGATAAAAATATAAAAGACGCTCCCATCGCTTCGTAAAAGAAAGTTTAGTGATATCCTCCCCAGCCAAGACTTTCATATCCTCAATACGAAGTATCCCCTCAGCCCTATTTAAGGAAGCTATCGCAATGGAACCCTTCTCACATAGAGTACTCTGAATTCGCATTGGGATAATATATGCTGACTTGCCATGCTCATCCATCCAGATAACCGGTGATTTAGGTGACATGACAAGAAATCCCACCTTTCCTCCCCCCAGAGGCTCTAAAAACATCCATTTACCAGTTCTCATCATGGTGGATGCATAATTCATATCCGCATATTGACTAACACGAATATCTCCAAGCAGGCTCTCCACGAATCGTTGTGTCGTTTCGTGGAGAGACGGGTCAGGTTTCCTAAATTTGCACTGAATTCCTTTCGGCGCACTTGAGCGGAGACTTGGTTCCATCTAGAGTATAGATACACTACAGCTTTAGATACTCGAGTAGGACACATTCCATGAGTCATCATTCGCCATAATTCCACTCATGAATTCCCCTCCATTTTGAACCAAATCATTCCCAAACATTTGTTCCGCCTGTGCTGTTGCTATCATAGCCTTTCCAGCAACACCGGATGCCTGTGTGATAGCGGTTTCATCATTTACATAACCGGGACTAAAGGAATTTTCGGGATTTCGCATCCTTTGAGGAATTTCTGCAGATTCGTAATTTTTATCCGTGGGATCACGGGGAATTTCCTGGGTGGAAACGGGTCCTGTAGAGGCAGACGCTGCAACAGGAACTTCCACCGACTCATAAGGTGCAGGAGGTGCTGAAGGTTCATTCGGTTCACTGACTGCTTCAGCATAAGAAAACGCCTCTTTTTGAGGAGAATACATGGAATATACATAAAATAGAGCGGCTACAAGTAAAATTGTAATAGCAACACGAGCCTGCATCTGCTTATATTTGTATTAAAGGTTTGCGTATTTATCGCCTAAAACATAACAACCGGAAGATCTTGGAATACGCCCCATAGACTTTAAGGATGAACGAGCTGTAAAGCCAATTTGACGCCCCCGCTTATATTTTCGTTCTGCATTTTTTACGCGTTTCATGGTCCGAAATGGACTTTTACGGACGGAGGATGCTTTCAAGGTGTATTTTCTTCGGATGCATACCATTCTACTTGTTCACCATAATCGCATTCAGGAAGGGGTTGCTGATATAAGACATTTGCTGGAATACAATGTGATAAGGGGGTCCATTCCCATGATTCATCGCCCGAGGAGCTATCTGTTACTTCTTCCTTGTATTCTTCAAACGACCATCCCATATCAGAAAGACTAGACTGTAAAAAAATATCAGTTGAAACTGCAGATTCAGGCAAGGGTTCAAGAACTTCCTTCATTTCATTTTGGGTTTCATTTAGAAAACTGCGAGAGATAAGCCTAAAATGGTGTATAACACCTGTTTCAGAATCTAATTCCCATATTTCGTCTCCTCCATCCCATCTGTATATATTTGTGTTCACCTTCAAATTCTCAGAGGAAAGGCGCCAAATTCGTTCAATGTTAACCATACCTTCCTGGATAAAAGTTGACAATCGAGTTTAAGTAATTCACAGGGCACTCGAATGGAAACTGCAACTGTCTTTCTTGGACAAAAGGGGGAAATTAGGCAGGGGAAGTTGAAAACTGTAACACCACAAAGTATCATGACTGCTTTAAAGAAGAAGGAAGCACCATCCCTATTAGGCACTTATACATGGAAGCAACGGTTTCTTTGCTTATATGGTTATATTGAAGGAAAGGAATCAACTGAGAATCAGCATCATCTTCCTGCTCCCTTGGAAGGATTAACCTTTTATGGAGATATTCTAGTTCTTGCTTGCACTGAATCAGGTGTGCTATCCTCAGCGGTTTCCATTAAGACGAGTGAGTATGAAGCATTTTATACAGCTCGTCTTGAGGGAGATGATGAGAGTGAGAATGAGGAAGAGATTGAGGATGTTCCTGTAGAGATTCCAGAAGAAGATGAAGAGGATGAGGAGCGTGCTCCAGAGGAAGAGGAAATAGAGGAAGCAGAAGAGGAGGAAGAGGTTGAGAAACCAATCCGTGTAACTCGGGTAAGAAAGACTGCAGTAGCTCCTATTGAATATCCCGAGCTTGACCCAAGTGAACCTGCATCGTCTGTACCTATTCGCGTGAAAGTTCAATCAGTCATTCATTCTACCTTTTCAGATAAGTTAACGGATGAGCAAAGGGTGAGCCTCGAGGATATTCTCTTTCAGAATTCATTAAAGACAGCTGATAAGCAGGAAGTGAGAAAGGCTTGGAATTTCCAGGGATTTCGTGATATATATTTAGCAACTGCTCGTCGTATTATTGGAAATCTGGACCCGAAGAGTTATGTGAATAATACTCATGTATGGGAAAGGTTCCATAACTCAGAATTGACGCTTGAGCAGATTGTCAACCAGAATTATTATGAACTTTGTCCAGAAAACTGGCAAGTCATGGTGGATAGACGAGCTAAGAGGGAGCGTATTCAATTAGAGGGTGACTTCTCCCGTGCAACAGATAAATGGCTATGTAATGGATGTAAGATGCGTAAGTGTACTTATTATGAATTACAAACAAGGTCTGCAGATGAGCCTATGACTATCTTCATCCAGTGTTTGAATTGTGGTAAGAGATGGACTCAGTAAACACTGAGTAAAGACTCATTCAATGCCCAATAAAAATTCTCTCTTCAAAGTAAATGTATCACCTTGCCAGGGGGGATATGCGCCGCAGGTGTTACTCTGAAATATGTCGTAAGGTAATAGATGATAGGAGGACCTCTGAAAAAGAAAAGAAATGTAACCCGCCGTCCAAAGAAGAGCCATTGCAGAATGACAAGGTGTCGTATTATGAGTCCTCGTGTTTCAAACTTTTCATTGTCTCGGCGAGATAAGCGCGGAAGTGATTTTTATTCATGGGTGAATGAAACATGGGTTTCCGACCGTGTTATTCCACCCTATGAGAGTGAATTTGGTGTAAGTGATGAAGTTGAGCAATGTGTTATGGCAACCTGCTTACATATTGTATCAGAATGCGTAAAGGGTAAGTTTAAGGGGCCTGGCCCTGAAGCTATAGCCACCCTTCATAACTCTTATTATAAACTTGACGAAGAAAAGCATAGAAATCTCGATCTCCTTCGTTGCATGTTACAACCTGTAAGTGAAATGAAAACAAAGGAAGACCTTGTTCGTCAGTTCGCAAAGCTAACAAAGTATCGCTTTCCAAGTGTTATACAACTTGATGTATCTTCTGTATATGATACAAAGAGGCGTCAAATTCTTTCGATTAATCCAGATTTTCCATCTTTAGAGGATGGATTTTTTTCAGATGCAAAGACGATGGATGCATATGAAAATCTTCTAAGAGACTTGGGTCACGCGATGGATATCGATGGAATGGAAAAGGTGGCGGGATTCGAAAAGACTCTTTCTAAGAGATTAATTAATCATATTGATATAAATGCCCCAGTTAGTGTTGGAAATGGACATACTCTTCTGCGTAAATTTGGTAAGATTCCTTGGAATACATACTTCCAAGAACTTGGAATTGAAGATTGGAGAAAGAAGAAATTTGAATATAATTACCCAGGGTTCTTACGAAAGTTGGGTACTCTCTTTGAAGAAATCCCTATCGAGAAATGGAAACTGTATATATATAAAATATACCTTACCTCGGTTGCAGAGTATTCACCTCTTAGCAGTATCTATTTCAAATTCAAGGGTGCTTTTCTAGGAGGCCAAAAAGAGAAAGAGCCGAAACGAAATACTTTTATTGACTTCCTCTATTCCTCTTTACCTGATACTCTTTCACCCCTTTATTGGGATGTATGTGGAGATATGGAAGTCTTAGAAGATTGTAAAGGAATTTGCCAAGATATTCGACTTTCTGCAAGGAATCGCTTGAAAGAGACAGAATGGTTAAAACCTTCTACTCGTCTAGCGGCCATTGAGAAGGTGAACAAAATGGATTTTTTAATAGGAAGACCCGATACATGGTATGAAGATACTCTTCCTGCCCTTGAACCTATCTTCTTACGAAATGTTCTCCTCTTAGGTGAATATGCAACAAATAAAATGATAAAGAGGGTAAGCGCAAACCGTCATTTCTGGGAGCAGGGGATTTACCGTGTGAATGCCTATTATTATGAGGCATGTAATCAAATTATTATTCCTTATGCTATCATATCGGACCCGTATTATAAGAAGGGAGGGGGGAGGGCATGGAATTACGGGTCGATTGGATTTACGGTGGGACATGAGGTATGCCATGGGTTTGACGATGAGGGAAAGGAATATGATTCTCATGGAAGGAAAAAGAGTTGGTGGACTCCTGCAGATAACCGTGCTTATAATAAAAAGACGAATGATATTATTAAATTATATGAAAAAAAGAGAATCTTAGGGAAAAAGGTGGATGGCATAAACACCTTGGGTGAAAATATTGCTGATATTGCTGGCCTTGGAATTGCACTGGAAGCTTTGAAACGAGATATGAAGCGAAGGGGTGTGAAAGAGATAAACGACATTCAAGAAGAATACCGTGAATTTTTTATTTCATATGCTGTTGGATGGAGGATTTTATATAGAGATAGGAAACTTCGAACACGACTTGAAACAGATGTTCATTCTCCTGCCCAAATGCGTGTAAATCTTGTTGTTGCGCAATTTAATGAATGGTATTCTGCATTCGATATCCAAAAAGGAGACGAATTATACATTGAAGAAAAAGACCGTATTCATTTCTTTTAGGGCTTTAAAATCTATTTATACAGCAAAGAATGTCTTCCTTTATATATGAAAATGTGCTTGCTCAATATTATACAGGTATTTTGCGTGAGATTTACAAGAAAAAATTTGATGCGGAAATTGATAGAATTGTAAAAGAGGCTTGTTCTCTGTTTGAGCCCATGTTAGAAATAAACTATCCAGATAGAACATTTCATTTTGTCGATAGTAAAAAGTTCCGTGGTATAGATATTTACAATACGAATTCTACCCTTCCACCTTTTCAACAACAAGAAATTATTATTACAAATGTAATGGAAAAACTCAGGATCATATTTCCTGCCTATGAGGTGATAGGTGACCTCTTACATATTTGTATTACAATATACTGGTAAAAGATTGTTTGCTTGCAAGAACATCATTTGTTATTTTATCCGCGTATGTATTTTTATCTCGATAGATATGACGAATACCTATTGAGTTAAAATTGGGCAGTAAATCACAGACTTTCTTATGAAGAAGTCTCATTCCTTCGTTTTTCACCTTCCATTTCCCCTGGGTTTGATTTATAATAAGTTGTGAATCTCCTTCAATAAGAATATCTTTCACTCCTAATTCAATCGCCGCCTTTAATCCAATATATAGACCCGTGTATTCCGCTTGATTATTTGTGGCGAAATTCATGAATTCCCCCGTTTCAAGAATCGGTTTTTTATCTGGGGAAAATAGTACAGCTCCCGCGGTAGAAGTTCCAGGATTAGGTTCGGATAATCCATCAAATTGAAGAAGATAGTATTCTCCCAAGGTCCCTTTTAGAATAGAATAGTCGCTCGACATGGTTATATACTTATAACAGTCATAGTACTATCAACTTTTACACCCTTTTTCGTTTCCTTGTAATAGTACAACTGGAACATGGCTGCTTTCGTTTATTTGTAAAGGAACGAGGTATATTTTTATTTGTTGGAGTTGCAGCATACGCAACATTCCCTTTCAAGCGGTTTTTATAGTGTCGCACCATTTCTTTATAACTAGGAGATTTCGGTAAATTCCTTAAAAAAGCATCGATTTCCATCCTTCGAAGGCTATTTACTCGCCTAGGTGTCAAGGACCTTTTACGAAGACTCGATTGCTTAGTTCCACCCACCTTTGCCTTCTTTGTATTACGGTTCAAAAGAGGATTACCTTCAAACATGGTATATGGTTTTCCTGTCGAACGAAGTTGCGTTTCTCCTACCATGGTAGGGTCATATGGGTCCCATATTTCATGATATCTTTGTCTCATAGCAGACATAACTTTATTCTCCAATTGTTTATTACTTGGGCTCATCTGAGATTCGTAGAGCTCTTTCATATCCCTCCGTGTATTTACACAGGTCTGTGTAATACAATCACTTTCTGCAGGAGGAGGATTTTCAATCAAGTTCTTACGAACGGCTTCCACCCTAGCAAGATTCTTCTCTCTAGAATACGGTTCCCTTTCCATCTATTTATAAGATCATTAAATCTGAGAGACGCCACATTTCATGAGTTCCATTTGGCATAGTTCTACATATAATGAATGGAAGGCGCCTTTGCTCTAACTCTAAACGCGCAATATCACTCACATCTGTCATATGTGGGGGGATATCAACATAGGGACGCGCCCCTTGACTTAACATATTTGCCCTCTTTCCGATAATATGTGTCTTCTCATATTGGGTTAAGAAGGGATAGGACCTGTGCTGCTTATCAGCATTTAAGGGGGGTGAAGCAGCAAGGGCCAGTTTCGGAACCACCGTTTCCTTATAGTGAATTGTACACTCGGGGTGGTGTTTTAATAGGGCAGCAAGAGGATCATCGACATCTGCAACAGGTGTATCTACAATCACATCTAAGGCATCCAAGGTATCTTCCATATCAGCCCCGTCCATTCCGATTATTTCACCATCATCATCAGCAGCGCTCATCTACCTATCTATAGATTTCATGCTATTTTTCAATTTTAGGTCGTTCGCTCTGAACGACCCCTCAAAAATGTATATACCATACAGAATGTCATTTAAAATAACTCGTGATGAACTGAAGGCATTAATTGACGAGTATAGTATAAAAGAGATTAAGACAGGGAATCAAACAGCAACCCTCTTATACAAGTATTGGTTACAAGCACTTATCCCAGGATTTATTGAACTACCTCTTTCCACTTTACTCAAAGAAGCTGCCTGGGCAAAGAAGAATCGTGCTACTCACTGGTACAAGTTGATGTGTAAAGCCTATCTAAAATGCAAACCCTCTATGGAGTAGATATGCCAATTGAATATACAAATCGATTTCACATGTATAGAAATACACTTCCGTCAGGTTCCTATGATATGGTTATTGTGTCACTCGCTCATCAAAACGCCGCCATGGTAAAATGGCAAGCATCCAATTTAGGACGATTTATAAAGGGGTCTTTTCTCTGGGTTGTTCATTACAACGGGGAAGAATTTATAGATGAGAATGAATTACCTCCTTGGGCGTGGTTAGTAAGAGATACCATAAAAACAAAGCATGGTGGAGGGACACTCTTACATGGAATCGGAAAGGCGATTAAATTTGCGTTAGATACTGTGAGCTTTATAAACTGTATGACACTTACCATGGGTTGTGTTTTTATTCGAGACTATCAAGTTCCTACGAAAGAGACAATATGTGCAGAAACCCACGAACTTTTTTTCAATCCACGGGCAAATCTTCTCCATACTTCCCCTATTCCAATTGAATTACTTGGGCGAACATCTGAATGGTTAATCTCCGCTGGGCATTTTGCTTGGCAATACGGATGCCGTGGTGGATTAGATGCAGATAGAGAAACCCAGGCGATTTTCTTACAAAGAGGATTTGAATTTACAAAGGGTTGTCAGCTTATTGGTCAAGTCTTTCCCTATGAGGTAGCTAAGATGATTTCGCATGATTTACTTATCCTTTCTGTGGCCCCTTTTGAGGTTACTTATTGTCAGGATGAATTATTTATTTCCACTTATTCGTATTGGTATAGTTTCGAAAAAGATATTCCTATTCAACTTGCAACAGTCGCCACGAATTGGGAGAATATGTATGAAGTGAATGACTTGGCGTATGTAGATGGTTTATTATATACAAATCCGAATGCATATGCTGTATCAAAAGTTCCTGATGATTTAGGAAATCCTATACGAAAGCGGTATGGCGGATGCCCTCAGGCCCAGGCCAAAAATTGATTGTTTCCTCAGGGCTTAAGTGGGTTACACATTACTACACAGATGGCAGATACAAACGAGTTGAACGGTTCTAGCGGTGAGGTGGAGGAGGTTAAGGTGTATACATCCTTTGAGGAGATGGAGCTCGAAGAGGATTTATTGAGAGGTATTATGTCCCATGGCTTTGAGAAGCCCAGTAAGATTCAGGAGAAGGCGATTATGCCTATGAAGGAGGGTCGCGATATTATTGCCCAGGCTCAATCAGGGACTGGTAAGACAGGTGCCTTTGTAATTGGTGCCCTATCTAAGGTAGACCCCACAGTAAAGAAGGTCCAAGTTCTTATCCTGGTCCATGTTCATGAGCTTGCAAGGCAAATTTCTAAGGTCGCAAGTTCGATTGGACAGGCAATGAAGATTAATGTATTGTGTGCCACCGGGGGTCCTCCAGTGCGTGATGATATTAAGGCACTAGAGGCTGGAGCACAATTTGTAGTTGGAACACCTGGGCGTATTTATGATTTGGCAAACAGGAATGCACTTGACCGTAGTCAGATTAAGGTTCTCATCATGGATGAGGCAGACCAGATGTTAGAGGATTTATTCTATAAGCAAGTGATGTGTATTCTGGAGAAGGGATTTCCTGTGACGACACAGGTCGCTCTCTTCTCCGCAACCATGCCTGAGCAAGTTGTTGCTGTGGCGGATAAGATTCTACGAAACCCTGTAAGGATTCTCATTGCGCCTTCCTCAGTTCGCTTGGAGGGTATTCAGAACTTCTATGTGCCTCTTGATAGGCCTGATTACAAGGTGGATTGTGTTCTTGACCTTTATAAGAATCTAAGTATTACTCAGGCGGTTATCTTTTGTAATAAGCGGCAGACGGTTGATATGCTAGGTTCTGAGATGTTAAAGTATGGGTTTCCCGTGACTTGTATTCACGGCGAGCTTGATAAGAATGAGCGCCTTAATAAGATGAAGGAGTTCCTCACAGGAAAGACTCGTGTCATGATTTCAACGGATATGCTTGCTCGTGGGATTGATGTCCAACAAGTAAGCTTGGTGATTAACTTTGATATTCCTACCGTGCGTGAGAGTTATATTCACCGCACGGGTAGGGCAGGTAGGTTTGGCAGGAAGGGGACGACAATTAATCTGATTCTTCCTGAGGAGGAGAGTATTGTCAAGGATATTTCAGAGCACTATGGTGTATCTATTGTTCCCCTCCCTGAGGATTTGAGGAATATTCTATAATGTAATTCAATAACCAATCCTTATTAAAATATTTATTTTTAATGTAATTTTGATTGGCTAAACAACGGTTATAGAGTGCAGGGTCCGCACGAAGCCTTTGGATTTTTACAAGACATTCTTCGGGTGTTGTATAAATTGTTTCTTCCGAAAATCCTTCTCCTTCATCGAATCCCCATACTAGATATTTCACTTGTTGAATTAAGAGAGTATCAGTTGATAAGATTTCAAAAGTTCGTATATTAGGGTCTCCATTTCCATTCATATCAAGGGCAAATTTCGATTTCGCTACTTCGGATACATATACATCTGCAGGATATACAAAGAATTGTTGAATATAAGGTTTCATATAATTTAAAATCGATTCTCGTGTTGCATAACTCTTTTCTAAAGAGCCATGCGAGCCACCACTCCAATAAATACGGTCTATTTTCTCGTTCGATACCACTGGTCTATGAAGAATTCTCCACAGGGGACAAGTTAGGCCAAACATGAAGAATGGAAAGGGTGTGACAAGTGGCGAATACTTTACAAGCGATGAATAATTACGCTTGAACCACCGTGTTACAAAAGGCGACTCATATATCTTTGTAGGGTCATCTACAATATCATCATTATCAAACCAAAGGACTGTCTTAAATTGACTGACAAGCCCGTCAATTGTTTCTTTATGGTAAGCACATGCTTCACGAAAATGTGTGCTTTGAGATTCCGGTGTGTTAACAAGTAAATTGGGCGAGTAGACAATACAGAGAGTATCATAGTCATCGGGTGTAATAGAATCAATATCTTCTCTGTATAAGAAAGAATAGCGATTAAAGAAACTATCTGGCATTACATCATTATCATTCTTATCCATATAAGGCATAACGAAATAATCCATGGTTGCATCAAATAGACTCGTGAGTCCAGGTGCTTGGACTCGCGGATCTAAGACAGCAACTCGTCCCAAACTCATTCTAAATTAATATACAATGGTGAGTTTAGGTGTTGTTTGTAATACGAACATCGTGACGACATGTAGGGCAACGGACATTTGTACGAAACCACTGGTCAATACAGGTTCTATGAAAAATATGGGTACAAATATTTATTTTCCTACATACTTCACCTTCTTGAATTACATCTTGACAAATAGGACAATTTGCTTGTCCACTCTCCGCTACAAAGACACTTGTATTTGCTGTAATAACAGCTTCACTTGGGCGAACGATGACTGGGTCAATGAACGCATCTGTGGGAACAATACGCGTCCTTTGTTGTCCCGCTCGGGGGGATTCTGGAATAATAGAATTATTTAGAAGACTAAAAAGAAGAGATAATCCATCCGTGGATGGGGTAGGGTCTAATGAAACAGGAATGGTTGAGATAGGAACGGTTCGTATACTAGGTCCTCGGTATAAACTAGCACCGTATGAAAATAAATTGAAACGAGTATTTAATTGATTCCTTACATAATGAAAGACATGGGGAACAGATTGAAATTGCCCCTGGTCATATAAGAGTGCTGGGAAGTAATTATGTATATCATCTAAAAGTGTTACATTATAGACAACAACATACTCTCCATTTGCATTTGACATGGGATTTCTATATAGCCTATACACACTTTGTGTTTATGTTATACGCATAGGGGTTTGTCTTTTGTCTTTTTGACCGAGGCCTTTAAAAAATGAAATTTCGTTCCCTCCGCAAGGATAGTATCCACTTACTATGACTGACACAAAAGGAGTTATTGGTCTTACAAACATTGGAAATACTTGTTATGGAAATGCTATTCTTCAGGCACTTCGCCATGAATCCGATTTAACTATATTCTTCCTTCTTGGAAAACACAATGAAATTATAAAGCGGAAGAAAAATAATGCGAAGGCAGATGAGGATGCATTTCGTATGATTGAGGGATATGGACATCTTATAAGGAATATGTGGGCGAGTGAAAAGGGAATTGAGAATACTCGCGAGTTTTGGCGGTCAATGGTTACTTTGGCTAAGAAGAAGGGATATGACCAATTTCAATTCCCAGTTCCCCATGATGCCCATGAATTCCTTGCCTTTCTTCTTGACCAAATGCACGAAGGCTTGGGTGAGGAAGTGGAAATGACTTTACGAGTGGAGGATTCAAAGAAGGAAGTGAAATCTGCCCTTGAATTTTGGAAGGCATCCTTTGAAAAGTCGTATTCTCCTATTGTGGAAATTCTCTTTAGTTTGAAACGAAAATGCACAGTATGTGAAACATGTAAACATGAATCTGTCACTTGGGAGACTTTTAATATTCTAGATGTATCGGTTCCTAATACGGTAGGACCTGAGCCAGCGAAATTAATGGATTTGCTAGTTGCGGATGGAAAGGGTGATGAATTGGATGATTATGTTTGTAGCGGCCAGTGCACGGCCAGGTCAAAGGCGCATGTTTCTAGGAGCATTTGGCGACTTGGAACTTGGGTAATTATTGCCTTGAAGAGATTTGGTAATAATGGGCAGAGAGTTAATACACCGGTTGATATTCCTCTTCAAACCTCCTTTGACTCTATCTTCTACGGTAAATCAATTGAGCCTAGTAAATCCCATATGTATGAATTATTTACTACGGTTCATCATCACGGTGTTGCTGGAGGGGGGCATTATACAGCAAGAGCAAAACATCCGGTCACGGGAGTTTGGAATATATACGATGATGAGAATACTCACCCTATTTCAGGTCCAATTCCCTTAGATCCAAGTATTTATATTGTAATGTATCGCCGTATTAAGCCAAGCCCTACTCTTCAGCAAGAACCAGCCGATCCTTAAAAAAATACATACTGTAGAATGGCATTAGCATACCAAGGGAATGGACCAAGGAGTTTAAGGTCTTATATTTCAACAGATGTTTTTTTCAATTACATTCGCTCTTATGAGACAAAGTTTAATTCTAAAAATTTTAAGACAGAAGGTCGGCTCACTTCTCCCGCTACTTTACCAGGTGTTCCTACCGCGGCTATTCGAAATGTAGCAACGAAAGCAGACCTTATTTCTGTAGATTGTCCTCCTGGTATTATTTTACGCGAAACAGGTCGTCGTTTATATCCAGGGCAAAACCCCGGATTAAATGAGGGAGATGTCTTTGATGGAGAGGTAGTTGGAACAACTTCAACTCAAACTCTATGGGTCATGGTAGTTGATAATATTACTGGAATTAGTGTTTTTATTGACCCAAATGATAGGGTATTTAGTTTATATAATTCTGATAAACCCTTGGAACTTGTACATCCTCTAGAAGGAGTTGATGGTTCTCGTCTAGGGGCACCTGTTTATACACGTGGAGACGTGATAGCATCGGGTCAAGTTCGTTCAAGTATTATTCTCGAATATGATCAGAGCATATTCGTCGGTGGTTCACTTACAGTAGACCCAAAGATTGGGCAAAACTTTAATATCACAGGAACTATGATAGGCCCTGTAACTGTATCAGTTGACCCAATGTCTGCTATAGAATATCCTGGTGCTATTATAAATCTTAAGTTTACAAATGGAGGTGGTCAGCTCATTCAAGGTGATGGGACAACTGTTATTACTAGTGCGCCAATATGTATGACAGCTTATACACCATCCGGTGCTACCGCAAACAATATATTTAGCATTAGTTTTATTTCAAATGGAACAGCCTTTGTACAGCTTGCTAGCCCTACAAGTATCATTGCTCGTTCTTATAAAGTAGATACTATAACAACAAGCACTGGTTATGCTATTAACCCTGCAGTAGCACAACTCTATGAATTTACAATTCCCATGACAGGTGATATAATTATTAACTGTGCTGACGCAGCACTTTATCCAGGGGTTACAGTAACACTCATGTTTACAAATGGAAATGGTCACCTTATTAAACCTGGAACATTTGCTGTATTTGGTGATATCTTGCTTACAGTCAATAAAAGGACATGTGTAACATTTATCTCCGACAGCTTTAATTTTATTCCAATTAGTGTATATTCTAGCTAATCTTCCCAATTTATAGAATGCCAACTGGTCCTACTGGTACATGGGCTCCCATTATAAGTTTAGTAGGTTCTACCGGACCTACCGGTACTGTTCCTACTGATACACTTGTTATTAGCGGACAAATAAGATCTATAAATTATACACAGCAGACATTTGTATCAAGCAGCCAACAATCTTACACAATTGACCCAAGTATATGTGCACATTATCACTTCAGGGTAAGTTCACTTTCTTCAAATATGAATTTGGTACTTAGCCTTATAAATGTACAGATTGGACAAACCCTTACCATTGTTCTCCAATCATTAAATTCAAACTCAAATACAACAACATTACTCTTTTCATCCCCATTTAAGGTAAGTTCTACGCTCGCCGTTGTAAGTAATTTACAAACACTTACAATGACATATATGTGCATAGATGGAACAAGTATGCTCCAACTTTCGGGGCCTATGTTGGTTCAATAAAGGGCTCTACTTTTCCACTTGACATATAGACAGTATGAATAGCTCCCATAATTCCATCATCTCCGCATACACGGAAATGGACATGAGGCTCTAACCTTCCCATCCAGGGAACAGTGTAAGGTTGGGGATTTCGCACATATAGAGTTGCTACACCTTTGTCATCCGACATAACGACACCAACATTCATGAATTTGATATATGCTTGACGCCAGTCATTTATCTTTTTCATTCCCTCTGTTTCCGATTCTGCAGCCCAGTAAAGGACCTTTGAGGAAGGTTTTACTTTTACTTGAATATTTGTATCAGCCCCTTCAGGAATTTGTTCAGGAAGAGCTGAGCATGGAAAGACTGTTTCACCTAAGAAGGGTAAATATGTATCTCTATGAAACATAAGAGCTATTGCAGAAAGCCCAACAAGGATATATACGATACGAGCACCGATGGATTTTGCACCGAAGACTTTGGCAACAGGATTATATCCTACTGCACCGATGGATAACCAATTTAATGCTCCTACAATGACAATTGTAATAGCAAAGATATGGGCAACCATATGTACCTTTTTCAAACTGAAACCCATCTAATAACAGTTTCTAATTACTGTTGCATCGGTTGTGTTTTGACATGTATAAGTTCCACAGTCAGTCTTAAAGGGTATATATCCGGGTAGACAACGGCATTGATCCGCCCTTTTAATACCAAATACTTCAGACGCGCTAGGCGTACATGTAGGTGTTAACTTACGTGTTGATTTAGGATAAGTTACAGGGTCGGCTTGGTTATAAGGTATAATTTCCGACTCTTTATAAATTCCCATTGCTCCTGGAGTGTCACATGTAAGAATTACATAATTAATATTCTTTTCTGTAACTTTATTTAAAACTTTTCCACGAGCTCCTTTACGAGAAGGTACACCATTTATAACATCTAAGCACGAATAAATCGTATTAAATCCTGGCATGACTTCATATTTTGGATTAGGCTTCCTATTAAGTTTTACATAATCACCTATATTGACAGGTGTTATGTATCCTTCAGGTATAGGTGCCCTCGTTTTCCAGATGGTTTGTAACGATATCCATGCAATGAAAAGAAATGCTATAAAAAGTACAAGTTGTGCGATTGTCTTTCGCATTCTAAACAACAGTTAGAATGTCAAAGTGCCAAATGAATAAATATCGAGCAGGTGGAAGATGTGGTGGAACATCATCGACTCCATCGGAGGGATTCAAATCTGAAGAATATACTGCTTATCTTCATAGGAGACAAGAACAAGATAGAATGTTTACTGCTCCCATTAAACCCCCCTGCCAATCAACCGCCATTGTCAAGGTAAACGCTACATCGGACCGAAAAAAAGACATTGATATGATTCTATATGGTGATTGTGAATGAATCACAGGTTATATATACACCGAAGGTTATGTATACGCCGAAGGTTATGTATAATGCTTCGCATTATGTATACATCCCAAAGGGAGTCTTCTCCCCCAAATTCTTCTTCTTTAAGAACAAATCCACATGCTCCTTCTTTAATACAAAGGGCAAGGTAAATCCAGGAATATGAAAGGGTAACTCTTTCACATTGAACATGCGCAACATGTTAATCCTCTGGACAATTTGCTCAATACATCTCTTCAACTCACGCACACCAGGTTCCTCCTTTGCATATGTCTCCAGGATATGTTGAAGAACATCCTTACTAATTGCCACCTTCTCAGCCAAATTGACCTCCTTCAACGCCCCAGGAAGTAAGAACTTCTCCGCAATCACAATCTTGTCCTTCAAATCGTATCCTGCTAGACTCACAACCACCATACGGTCTAGGAGAATACGGTCCACCTTTGTAATATCATTTGCTGAGAAGACAAACATTGCCCGGCTCATATCCAAAGGAATGCCTGTCAAATACTTATCCTCAAACTCAGAGTTCTGAACAGGGTCCGTCAAGTGAACTAACAAGTTCTGAATCTCCTCACCTTTAGGAGTAGCACTAATCTTATCAAGCTCATCAAACATCAGCACCATTGACATAGACTTTGCCTGTCCTAGACAGTTCGCAATCTTCCCTGAATGACTTCCCTCGTATACAAATTGGTGACCTGTATAAGTGCTAGAATCACTATCTCCACCGAGACTAATGAACTGAAAGGGCCACTCTAATGCCTTGGCAATTCCATTCTTAATTAAACTGGTCTTACCAATACCGGGAGGTCCCACGAGAAGAAGGGATAAACCACTTGCAGTAGGATTTGCAATCTTGCTAGCAATGAACTGCATGATTTGGAGCTTGGCATCATCCTGTCCGTAAATTGCCTCATCCAAATACTTACGAGCCTTCTCCATAAAAGGAGCACACTCCTCCGGGGAATCTGTCAGACTCACAGGCATCTCCTTGTAATTGCCAAGGGGCATACTTACCAGCTTCTCCATCCAAGAACGCATCTTGTAATACTCGCCACTGGAAGGGTCCAAATTGTTCATAGCATTATACCTTGCCATAACCATAGCCATCATCTCAGGCTTTAATTTCATTTGCAGAAGACGAAACATAAGAGGCTGCTCCTTCTTAGCATATTCTGAGCGCTTCTCAAGTGCCTCAATCATCGTCTGCTTCTTATCGTCTGTAAGGCCCTTGAACTGGTCAATCTGGTCATCAATTGTATCGACCTCGCTTGGCTTTGTTACAAGCTTTACAAACTTCTTTACATCATCGCTCTCCTTTTTCATATTGTGACGACGAGGAACCATACGCTGGTCGGGCTCTTCCATTCCACCAAAGGAAATGGAGATACCCTTGAAAGGAGAGTCCTCGTCCTCGTCGTCATCCTCCTCTTCATACTCATCATCCTCTTCCTCATCCTCATCATCCTCTTCCTCCTCTTCAGTATCCTCCGAGCCAAGTGTCTCACCATCCTCCTCATCCTCACTTAGCTGATATGCCTTCTTCTTAGGAACAAATCCACGCTTCTTAACTGGCTTTACATATGTGCTATCACTATCGGTAGTTGTGCACTTTGTCTCCTTCTCAAGCTCACGACGAACCTTCTCAGTTGCCTTGATTGCTGCAGCACGAGGAGGACGACCGCGAAGCTGGTCCTTTACATTTGCCGGAAGCTTACCCTTCTTCAAGCGCTTCTTATCAGAGTTGCTTAAGCTAAAATATGAATCACTGTCTGACTCGTAATCATAATCAATTAAATCAGGAACATTTCCCCTATCATCCACATCATCCTTATCTTTGGGACCACCACGCTTCTTAGACTTCTTTCCCTTTTGCGTATTCGGGGGAGGCATTCTAGGACTCGTTGGCATTTGAAAGTGTACCGTTTAGTACCGGGTATAGCAGTTTCAACTTTTACGTGCAAGTCATACAAGCATGTAAAAATATATGTAAACTTTATTTAACGACGGCTCTTCTGCTTCTGCTTCTGCTTCTGCCTCTGCTTCCTTGTCATCTTGCCACGAACCACTCCATTTATGGAACGATTCAAGCCGCGTGTCACAGCACGACCCGTGTTTTGCCCAAATCCGAGAACATTATCTACAATCTTTCCGGAATGAGAAAAAGCAGACCTACCTACATTTCGGGTAGCCTCAAGTAAGTGATATACAGGAGAATACGCGCGTTGAAATAAGCGAAGACCCTTACCACGGCGAGTTGTATTCTTTGGCATTCTACTCATGCACAATTAAATCTTTCAAATCCATTAATCCAAATCGACCCTTCATGCTTAGACTAGGACGAATAACCCCACTCTTCTTGTCAATTAATGCGTTAATCTTATCCATCATAGATTTCACCATATCATCCTTTACGGATAGAAAGAAGGTATTTGACTTTTGCTTCAAACTCTTAATTAGGCGGAGTAAACAGTCTACAAACTCCTCCACTGTCTTTGTCTTTCCCTCCTTTACACTGAAATCCCATATAGAATTCATGATTTTATCAATCATTCCTACAAGCTGGCTCTTTTCGAGGGCATTACGCCCTGCCAACTCAGAGAGAAAGTGACCATATCCCATACGGTATTGCTTCTTCTTTACTTGAACAGCGTAATCTGCCTCTGCATGATCCTCCACATCATCAAAGATTTCCAGGAATTTATTATGATAATTCTGCATCTCCGTATACATACCCGTATATTTCTGGGCTATCTCAGCTATCAAGCGAGCAAACAGACCGCAGAATAACTCCTCCAAAGTTGCCTTGGCAAAGACCTTCTCTACAAAATCCTTTATGAAATCAGTCTCACCACTATCCATGATTTGATAGATGAAATCGCGTGTATCATCATATGTCGTCTCCGTAAAGGCATTGAGTTTATTCCCAATAATAGAATCTAGAATCTTACCTTCCAAATTTCCCTCATTTCCTGAAGTAAATCGGCTTTGATATCTCCCTGCAGGGCGACTTGTTTGACTTGCAGGAGCAACAGGGGCAGGAGCATGAG